AGACGCTTGGCGAGTGCGACCTGAGTGGAGGTCAAGACAACTTTGCGTGGTGCAATATTGGTCTGACGACCAGCAGGAGCCACCACGGAACTCGTCTGACGGCGAGGGGTCTTGTCCTCAGTATTCCCACCGTCAAACTTCTCTGCAAACACACGGCGAACCGATGTGTTTATTTGATTATAGTATTCTTCGCTATCTGGCGCAACACCTTGCTTAATGAGGCGTTCATGCACGCCGTAAGCGTACCCCGTCATCTCCTCGTCCTTGCCGAACCATGGGTTTTGTTGGGCCCATGTGGTTGCGCGGTTAGACGGAGGCGGCGGGCTTGCAGGGCGGGGGGCAGGCTGTTGTACCTGCGTTTCCTGCGGCTGTTGACGTTGCGGACGGAATGAGTTGACGCGAGACTCCTCGTTCTTGAGCTCTGTCATGCGCATCTGAGCGTCAGCAAGGGCATCACCGTCACCAGCTTCGTAAGCTGCCTTGAACTGGGCCTTAGCCTGTTCGAGCTCCGTGGTGATGCGTTGCTTAGCCTGACCAACCGATACATCCTCGGTCGCTTCCAGACGGCGGGCCATCTGGTCCCGTTCTTCCTTCAGCTTGACCGCGATGTTGATGGCCTCTTCCTTGAGACGATCATTTTCTTCGCGAGCACGGCGCTCGGCGTGGTAGTCGTACTTCAGCTTGTTGATGCGCTTCTTAACCTTGTCGGAGTACCCTTCAAGGTCGTCGTCATCGTCAGAAGCTGCAGCGGCCTGCGTATCCGTAGCTTTCGGCTTACCGCGGTCAGGTTCTGGAGTATCGTCAACGATTTCCAGCTCAATTTCGCCTTCGTCGTCGGTTTGATTTTCGTCACTCATGCGCGGCTATACCCCCGTGGATCTTCGACAACCGCTTCCACGGTGTCGTCATTGATGAGACGGAACTCTTTACCCAGCACCTTGAAGCGAGTGCCGGAGTACGAGCGAAAGATGATGAAGTCGCCTTCAGCACAGTACGGGCCATTCGGGAACTTATTCTTGTCCACGTAGCACTCTGAGCCAAGCTTGATCACGTACCCCACAACGGAGGCCGTTTCTTCTTCACGCTTGAGTTTGTCGGGAATAAACACGCCGCCCTTGGTGGTTTCACTTAGCTCAGATACCGCGATCAGGATGTGGTAGCCAACTGGGTTAGGAAGTTTTGCAAGGACTTCTTCGTCTTCGACTTTATCAGCCGTATACATTTCAATCTCCGCAACAGTTTTAGGTACTGTCGTTACCTTGCGTGGAACTACTCCACGATGTCGTTAAGTAGTAAGCTAAGTTATCCTACAGTTCAACATACCTTTTCTCAAGGTCTTTGATATCTGCTTCCGTATCGTTCAATGCGGCGTATTCGCCCACCAAACGGCAGTAATCCTCGAAGTTTTTGGCCCCGCCGAGGGCGAGACCTTGTTCTATGTGTTCTTTGCGCTCGTTGATGCGCCGCAGCAGCGCCAGAAAGATATCACTCTCCATTGGACTTACCCTTACCCGAGAGGCTTTGCGCGATCTGGATTCCTAGGCGTGTGCCTTCGAGCTTGTCCTTGCGGTTATTGGTATCAAGCTGTGTGGCGATGCGAGCCCCAATCTGGGCACCAGCACGCTTGTCTTCAGATTGAATACGCTGGCGCTGCAATTCGATGTTTGCCTGATTGTTCTGGGCGGTGACCTGAAGCTTCTTCTCTTCAAGCTGCAGCTTGCCTTGGACCTGCATCTCTTTGATCTGCAACTCTTTTTGCTGCATTTGAGTCAGCGGGTCTTGTGCTTGCTGTTGTGCTTCCTGCTGGGCCATTTCGGCTTGGCTCTGCTGGAGCAGTTTCTGCGCCGCTTGTGCCATAAGTTGAGACAATTGGAATTCAACATCCTCGGGAAGCGGTTCACCCTCTGCAGGCAGCGGTACACCGAGTTGCTTCTCGATCTCCTTGCGGTACGCCATAGCCACGTGCTCGTTGATGTGAGAAGTCATTGCCGCCTGAATAGCTTGCGCAAACGGGGACTGGCCAATCATTTGCTGCAGCTTCGGGTCTTGCATTGCGGCTTGGTGAACCGAGATGTGAGCCTCGTGGTCTTGATACAGGAATGCCGTGATGGGCTCCTGCTTGAGCATCGCCATGTTCTCCGTGACCGGATCTTTCGGCTTCATGTCTTCCGGCAGCTTGATGATGCTATCCGCGTCCTTGATGCCAAGAACTTCCAGCATCTGCTGATGGAGCTTTCCAAGGTCGTAGAGTTGTGGGGCCTGTTGTGCGAGTTGGAGCGCCGCTTGGTACTGCATGACGCGCTGCGCCATGGTTGCAGCGTTCGGATCAGACACTGGGATGATGTCCACAGGCCCGCCAAAGTCTTCCTGACGGTTAAAGTCGCCTTCGACCTCGTAGTCGTATTCAGCGGGCATATACTCTTTGATGATGTTTGCCAGCAGGCGGAGCTCATCCTTCATAGCGGCGTGCAGGCGGGCTTGCACCCCAGACATAACCTTCAGGCTACGTTCTAAGATAGCAAGCGTTGTGCCTACAGGGGCTTGGCCCCCCATGTCGCTGATAGCAATGTCGGCTACGGAACCGATACGCCGTCCTTCATCGACCACGTTACCCAGAAGAGTATAGAGAACCGAGGAAGGCTCCTTATACGGCATTGGGAATAGTGAGTCGCGGAGCGTACCGCCTGCAACGTCTGCATCGCGCCACTCGCCGGGCATCAGAGGAGTATTGTCCCCTTTGATACGCAGTGAGCGCGACTTAAGCCCTGCTGGGAGGTTAGACAGGGTGCCAGCGTCGATGAGCTGCCGTAGGATCGACGTAGCCGACTTCGCGAGTCCACCAATCAGGTGGATCAAACCTGTGCCGTAAAACCCCATTCCGGGCAGGTAGGGGTAGTGCACCACGTGCATACGCTTCTTTTTGACTTCGTCATCAGCGTACCAATTACGGCGGATAGAGAGAATTGTCTTAGAACTCTTGTCGATAGTTATGACATAAGGCAGCGCAATCCCGTCTTCAGAGGCAAATTCGCCCGGCAAATCAACATCCACGTGCATTTCTAGGATGATATAGCGGGTGTCATCGGTCAGATACGTCGGATCTTGGCCGTCAATTTCGTCGTATTTCTCATGGATATCGCTGCGATCTGGCTCAGGATCAGGCAAATCTACGTCTCGATAGAAGCTTACAGACTGCAATTTTGCGATTTCGTTGGCCGTTTTGCGCATCAAATGGGTGTAGCGGGGGCAAGTACGCAGGTTAGAAGCCCCATAAGAGACTACAAAGTCCTCTGCGGGAACGAAAATAGACACCGGGCGCTTCTCGAGGGGGTCAAAGTACAGCTTTTTGAACGCTGAACCCGCCAAGGGCAGGCGAAACAGCATCTGCTCCATCTCGTTGCGGTAGTCCGGCATCTCCTCCGTGATCTGGTAGTTCATTTCTTGCTCGACCCGGTACGCTTGGCGCGTTTTCTCGGGGGTGATCTTGCCTACGATCTTAGTGCGTGCGGGCCCGCTGGCGGGCATAAGCTCGCCCATGGCCTGTGCTTGGAAGCGAACCACAGCTTCAGACAGCATCGGGTGGTAGACCCCTGATGCACCAGCCCACGGCTGCGTGCGGTCCTCAATCTTCATACCCAGCAGGTCTAGACCCTTCACATAGGCCATAGACCACTCTTTGCGGCTATTCTGGTCGGCTAAGAACCCATCCACGAGCTCATTGGCAAGTGTGCCAAGATCAGAATCCTCTAAGAACTCCGCAAGGTTTGCATCGTGGTCTGTAGCGCCCTCGGCATCCATGCCGCCGCCAAAATCAATGACTACTCCGCCATCTTCAGTCTCGGTGACGGTGGTTTCTGCCGGAGAAGTCTCTCCAGTCTCAAGATCGACTTCCATACCACCATCGTTGGGGTCCATGAGCTCAATATCTGACGGCGTCATCGGCTTAGAAATAGCCATGTAAGCATCTCCCTACAGGTTTGGGGACACTATAGCAGTAATTAGTATGTTTAAGGAAGGGGGATGGTGATTGGTCGCGGGGGCAGGACTTGAACCTGCGATTTACTGGGTATGAGCCAATCGAGATGCCGCTTCTCTACCCCGCACCTAATTTCTAGCAAGCCAAAATTACTCTGTAAAGCCCCAGAGAAGCGCGTAATGGGCAATATTTGCCCTCAGAATCTCTTCCTCGACTTTCAGATCGTAGGGGATGTTCTTTCCGCGGCGCATAATGCCCTCTTTCACGACAGCTAGCCGCTTTTTCATGCGCACATACTCTTCACGCATCTCTGTCGGCGGCGAAGGGACGAGTTCTTCAAGCATTGGGGCGAGTTTTTCGCATATTTGTCCCCGCCGTCATAAACGTAGGCTTCGTGACGTTCATTTTGGGCTTACGCGGCACCTTTGTGGGCTTTGTGCCCTTTGTGACGCGGGTAGGTTTCATAAATCCGGCCATTTTTCACCTCAATAGTACTCGACTTTCGGGCGGTACGGCAGCTCTTCGTCCCGTTCATCCGTAGGTAGACGGATAAATCCACCTTGGCGGAAGCGCAATAGCGCCATCACCGTGCTATCCACCAAGTCATCGTGGCTGGAAAACGGAAATCCCGCGATTTCCTCGACAACTTCCTCTGCCCAGCGGGTCTGAGGCACCCAAACAAGCCCCGAAGAGATGATGTCTGCTACAGAGTTCAAGCGAGCCATCTTGTCGCCCGTGCCGCGGTGCGGCGTAAACTCCTGCACGAGGATGCCCATACGCCGAAGTTCCTGATATATAGCAGTCCCGGCGGACTTTTTCTCGACGATGAAGGCATCGGGCTCCCACGCACTGTTTTCCTCAAGGCACAGGGCCTTGAGCTCAGGGAACTCCATGCGCCGTTTGATAGAGTTCAGCAGGATGATGTGCTTCTCGTCCCGTGCGTTCTCATTCGTAAATATGCCCCACGTTGTGAGGGCCGTGAAGTCGGCACGATTATTAGTCTCGGCAGCGGCGTCCAAGGACATAATGATGTACTCGCACTTCGGCGGATCTTCATCTTCCCACCACTGCCACCAATCGCGCTTGACGATTGCAGCCTCTTCGGCTGTGGGCTGCTGCTGGTACTGTGAGTTCCATTGAAACACAGGCATTGACGCCTTAGTCCGCAGGAGAGCGGGCAGATCAAAGAACTCCGGCCAGAGCGGCTTCTGGACGATATCCATATCTCCGGTGTTCTCGTTGAACACTTCCTTCTCGAAGATAGCAGGGAACTCAATCACCTCGTATTGGTCAGACCCATCATTCTGGGTCATGTCGCGGATCACGCGCCCTGTCAGGTCGTCCATGTGCCAACGGGTTTGCACGATAGCTACACGCCCACCGGGCATCAGACGAGTACGCGCACCGTATGTGAACCACTCATATGCCTTCTGGAACACCTCAAAGTTACCATTCAGCACGTCTTGTTCTGAGTGAGGGTCGTCCACCAACAGCAGGTCAGCACCGCGGCCCGCGATAGAGCTACCGATACCACAGGCGAAGTACTCACCGCCAAAGTTAGTGTTCCACCGCCCTGCAGACTTGTTGTCTGTGGCAATGCTCACGGTCGGGAAGATGTTCTTATACTGCGCCGTGTCCACGAGGTTTCGGACCTTACGCCCGAAGTCCACTGCAAGGTCTGTGGTGTGGGACACCATCATTACCTTCTTAGCCGGATTACGCCCAATAAACCACGCGGGGAAGTAGATGGAAACGAGCTGAGATTTGCCGTGACGCGGCGGAATGTTGACGCACCCACGGTCCTTAGTCCCACGTTCAAGGTCCATGAGCATATCCGCAAGGATGCGGTGGTGCCGCCCAACCTTATACGTCGGATCGACGTATAAGCAAAATTTAATCAAGTCGTCCCGTGCACCCTCACGCTCCCTGCGCGTGGTAAGTTCATCTACCATCTTCTCTATCTCTGCAGCCTCGGCAGCGGAGAACTTGTCAATGTTCTTGAGGAGCTCGTCGATTTCTTCGGGAGTGAAGTCGTGGGATTGGTTTGTCATTCTTCCCCCAGCACCTCGTCGAGGTCTACGATCTCTCCGCTGAGAGTGAGCGGCTTGTTTTCTTCCCCCGGGGTTACGTCCCGTAAGCGCAGCAGCTTTTCCCTTAACTTTATTTTCAAATCATCCGTGGTCTGGTGGGTCACTGTAATCTCTTGCTTCTCGCTAAACAGACCTACGTCTGCCTGCTTACCTAAGAGCTCCAATGCACGCAGGCGAATCTTTGCATCAGGGTTCTCGGTCTCCTGCAGCAGCTTATTAGTGACGAGGTGACGTATCTGTACAGAACTCTGCACAATCTGATGTGCGTAGTCGTCTAGAATCTGCTGTGTCAGGATCAGCGCCGAGGGCGTCATCCGTGTTGTAGATGTGTTCTTAGATGTATGCAGGGGGTTGTTTGCGTAAGATGCAGCTACCCCCGCAGCGGTATTCCTATCCTCTCGGGTCGGCTCTTCTATCTTAAGACCATGCTGGGCCAGCATTGCAGCCGTCATTGCAGCGGCGTTCAACCGAGCCTGTAGGTGCTTCTTTGATACATCTTCTGTGTCCATCCCCGGCAGCGGGATGTCAAACTCAGGTTCGATATTTAAAGTCATTGGTGCGCACTCCGTGCGAAGGTAGATGTTGGTTAACTATACAACTATACCCCCCTAGTTTGCAAATGGGGTGTTTTCCTACGTTTTCATGGTTGCAGGGGGTGGGGCTTGGCCGGGCCGAAAATGCTTGGGGGGTGGGGGGTATTTTTTCCGGGATATTTTTGTCCCGGAGTAGGTGTTCTGTTTTCGTTCTTTTTAGAAATGTTTGTGCGGAATAGTATACTGTAAGCGCGATGCCCATGCCTGCCCCCAAGGGGGGTGGCCCCTAGGTGGGGTCCAGCCTAGGCCCGTTTTGTGTCGTTTCATGCCGTTTGGTGGTTAGTCTTAGTGACTAATGACAAAACATCCATTGTTTTGGTTTTTTGGGCATGGCATAAAGTAGAGGTTGAAGCAAAACAGTAAGACTTCAACCTCAATCCTAGAAAGGGATTTACTATGATCGAACAATATCTTGTTACCGCGGATCGTATCCGCGCCGTCTTGGGTTTCGTTGCCAGCGAAGCGAAAGCCGTCAACGCAATGGCAAAGATTGAGGTTTCCCGCAAGGAAGCACGCGCCGCAATCTTTGGCGATTGGAAGGCGCAGGGGATTGAGCTCAAGCACTTCAAGAAGGCGAAAGCAGGTGACAACCTGCACGAAACTATCAACGCCTTCCTGCACAATCTTGCGGCATATGCCACGCCAATCGGCAAAGGCACGAACATTCAATATCTGACACCCGAGCTTGTCGCTGAATATAACGACGATGCACTTGGCAATGCGCATCTGATCTTGGGCAGACCAAAGGCGCAGCCCAAAGGCGCAACAGTCACCAACTGGCGCAGCCAAATCGGCACGGTCTTGTCGGGTTTGAGCAAAGGGTATGCAACTTACCTTGCAGACCTTGAAGCACCTGCCGACAAGGCAACAGTCACCAAGACTGAAAGCACGCCGGAAGAAATCATGTTGAAGGCGCTGCAGACCATGTACGACAAGACGCAAAAGGCAGCGTTCAAGTGCAATGACGACGATGCCTTCAAGAAGGCGCTGCATCTTGCGGCCTTCGCCTTCACTGGCAAAGAAGGCCAGATCAAGACTGGCGACAAGACCAAGGCCAAGTGACACTGGACGGGGCGCGAAAGCGCCCCTTCTTCCCCCAACACTGGAGAAACAAAATGAACGAATGGTTTGAAGATATCGTGACGCTGGCCTTGTTTGTGATCGCTGTGCTTGTGATCGCTGTGCTCGGTTTCGGCTTTGGCCTTTGACACCTCACCCCGCAGCCGAAAGGTTGCGGGGTTTTTTTATGCCCTGCGTTTGGCGGGGCCGCTGACGCCAGTTCTCGCTCCCGCATCTAGCCAAGAGGTTGACCCCTTGATTGCCACGCCCTGCACCTTAGTCAGCCAGACTAACGCCACGCAGCACCGAGGCCAGTTCTCGCTCCCGCATCTAGCCAAGAGGTTTCGGTGTTGTGCAGCGCAGCAGCTAGCCCGTTAGTCGCCAAGACTAACCCCGCCAATGCCAGTTCCCGCTCCCGCATCTAGCACGTTAGTCTGCGTGACTAACCACCCCCAGCTTCGTCCCGATGGCAACAAGTTTACTACGCTCGCGGTCAATCTCAGCCAAACGAATAACGATGTAGTCAGATAAACGCCTAGAACTTTTCTTAGTGTTGCAGTGGCTACAGGCGGGACGCAGGTTGGCGAACTCAGTCTTACCGCCTAACTTCTGCGGCGTAACATGGTCAAGATGCAGGGCGCGTTTATAGAGTGGGCCAGCCCCACAATACGAGCAATGACGCCCACGTTTTTCGATAACTTCTGCCCGTAGGCGCTGAAGGCGCGTAGCCACAATATGTCACCTCTCCAAGGTTGGTATTCACAATACGCCACGGTGGCGTATTCACACTATGTAACGGTGCGATTGTCAGAATACAACACCCATGCAATGTTCCTGATTTTGTGGGTAATGTTCTTTTTTGCCTCTTCGTAAGTCATTGATATTGCAGTAATGTTCTAATGTTCTAATGTTCCACCATAGACTCTCCACCTAAATTTTTTCCCCACGAGCGGGCAGGGACGGCAAGAACATTACCCCAAAAAAAATAAATCCCGAAAACCCCGTTACCCCCCGAACATTACGAACATTAGGAACATTGCAATAAAAACAAAGGCTTATAAGAGTATCTAAAAAGAACTTTAAGAACATTACATTACATTCACTTTTTTCCCATGCTTTACCACGTTTTAGTTAGCTTAACTAAGATTCACCACGGCCTGATATATTTTACTAAAAAACTAACTATTTTACTCAGTTTTGTGGCGGACGCCCTCCGAATGTGCTATGGTACGAAGACGGCCCAGAATTGAATTTGACTTCCTGCCTTCGGGCCTGACGACCCCGTTAGTCGCGCTGACTAACCGCTCTTTGACAATCGAATAGCTGAACACGCCGCTTGCCCCTTGGCGACACGTGTGCCCGAACCAGTGGGATCAGCATCAAAGCAAGGGGAGCGACAGGAGTAGTTGCATCTGGAAGTGCGGGCTTTGCACCCCGTAGCCAGATGGTCCGATGCTAACCTAAGCCGCTGTGTGACAGAGTAGGTCCACCGAGTATGGAGAAAAGAACTAAACCGCGTCCTTAGTTACGTTGACTAAAGACACACCACGCAAGTGGGAGGTGCAAGGTTCTCCCAGAAAAGTAGATGCCGCTATCAGCCCCCCGCTTGGGGCGACACAGTAACGCGTTAACACGCGCCTCGCGGAAGGGAACCAAAGATAAAAGGGCCATCACGCCCATTGCCAAACTGTCGATATCCGAAGGGGCTAACAGCCCACGGCAAAGCATACACACACCAATAGGATGGGCGTTGCACATGGTGAACCAATCACCCCACGGGCTACCCGTGCGACACACCGCCCATCCTGAGCTTTAAGTTATAGTTTAGTTATTCGTTTGGTTTTAGTCACCGCGACTAACCACTTGCGGCAATGCCGCCCACAACACCAACTGGAGAACCACCATGAAAAAAGAAACTGACATCGCCCTACTACGTGCCTTGGCACTGCAACTACGCGCCGCGCTGCTGCGCCGCATGGAAGCGGTAGAGGAGATGAGTGCGCATGGCCTATGAGTGCGCCGAATGTGGCGAGGGTATACCCGCCCGCCGCTTCGCTTTGGGTTATCGCCTATGCCTCGCCTGTGGCGACAAGGAAGCCCGTGCGGCCCGCACGACATGGTGCATCGCACCAGCAGGGCACAAGCAAGGCTACACACTGATCACCGACCCGCAATACCTGCGGAACATCAACCCAAAACAAATTGTCGATTAGTCGGCACGACTAAGGAGAAAGAAGATGCCTAAGAAGAACAAGAACCCGATCTGGATCGCGGACGAATACGCGCTTGATGTGGAGATGAACCGCGCCCTGCTTGATATGCTGTGGGCACAGCCCAAGAAGGCCAAGCGCAAGAAGGCCAAGCGCATCTATAAAGAACTGCTAGCGCAGCAAGCTGCCGAGGCATTTATATACACGCCCGACCCCGAGCGGCCCGTGCAGTTCGAGATGCCGAGAGCATTAGAGAAAGCCCCGTGCATGGGCGCAGGAAAAGCTGAAGTGATACAAGAAGTAATCGCTAGAGTGGGGAACCCGCAGATGGGCTGGGGAAAGACAGCAACGATCCCCTTAGTCCAACCGACTAACAAGTATTTTTGTGTGCAGGAAACCGCACCTTGGGGCAACGGAGACAACGTGGCCGAGTTCGAGAAGATGGCTGACGGCGGGTTTCACGTAGCCGCGGCTAACAAGAATGGGGAGCACTTCGCCGATATCAACATGACCGCCGAGCAGTTCGCTGCATTCAAGCAATGGGTAATGGAGAACTAAGATGAAATGGTATATTGCTACGCTGCAACGCGACTTCGCTAAGCATGGGTTCACCTCATGCCCGCTCACCAATGAGCAAATCACTTCGCTCTACAAGGACAACATCAAGCTTGAACAGGCTTACGATATCGGGTGCGATGTTGCTAACGGCTTTGACTTTGACCACTCACGTGCGCTCACGATGGCGCTTAGTCTGGAGGACTAATATGACAGAAGAAATGAAAACCGCCGTGCTACGCCACAACCTGTATCACGCGCTGTATAACGCCCTTCACAACTATAAACAGGGAACTAGCATTGCAAGCAACACACCAACCCCCAACACTTCGCTTTCGCCCTACCACCCCGCATACGGGCTAACAGATGACACGCGCATCCGCGCCCTGCGCATCGCCGAAACCTCTGGGGTAAAAGCCGCTGCGAAAGAGTGCAAAGTGGCTGCGGGCACTATCTATAAATGGCGTAGTGACTACGCAGAAAATAAATAACTATTTTGCTCAAAATAGTGGAACTACGCTATCAAATGGTGTAGTATTGTAGTAAGCGATGGTTAAGCATCGTGAAGCAAACCCCTTAGTCGCAACGACTAACATCTGGAGAACTAAAATGAACGCACTAAACTTCAACGCACCGAGCATTTCCGTGCCGTCCATCGCGTCCGCAGCTATGCTGGTTGACCTGTCCATCAGCCAGTGGTCGGGCATCCGCCGCGACAAGGCTGCGTCTGCCAAGGTGGCCGACGACAACGGCGCGAAACGTGGCGTAGCCAGCGTGACTAAGAAACTTCTTGGTGATTGCCCCGAACTCAAAGCGATCAGCGACTTTGTTGCGATGGTCCGCACAGGGACGCACCACGAGATGACTATGCCTTGGTCCAACAGCGGGCTGCGCTTGCTGCCAACTGCCAAGTTCTTTGACTACCAAGCCGATGTCACCGCCAAGCAGGGCAAGTTTGCCGAACTTGTTAAAGAGTTCTTGCTGTCTTACGAGTGGGCACGTGCCGAGGCTAAGGCTGCGCTTGGTTCCCTGTTCAACGATAACGAGTATCCGACCGCCGATGTGCTGGCCCGCAAGTTTCGGTTCGTGGTTAACTATGTGCCCGTGCCCGAGGTTGGCGATTGGCGCGTGGACATGGGCCGCGACACTGTTGATGTCTTGTCCAAACACTACGCCGATTACTATGAGGATCAGAAACGCGGTCTTGCTGCCACGCTGGTAGCACAGACCCTCGACCCTCTGCTGCGTATGTCCGAGAAGCTGGCCGACCCTGTGGCTGGCGACAAAGCAAACAGCCGTGGCATCAAGACTTTCCGCGATAGCTTGGTGGAGAATGTGGTCAACATGATCGACCGCTTGGAAACATACAACATCACCAACGACCCGACCCTGCGCGATGTGCGGTTCAAGCTGCAACAAGTTATGGACGGCATCACGCCCGATGCGCTGCGCGAAGATGACTACCTGCGCCGCGAAACCAAGAAGAAAGTGGACGAGGTTATCGCTTCGCTGCCTTCGCTTGATAATTGGTGAGAGCACAAGCTCTCACCTAACGACTACACTAAAAACAAAACCACAACTTAGTCTGGAGGACTAACAATGTCTGCACTCTACAACGTATCCCTGAACGAAGCCGCCCTTGCTATCCGCGCCACTGCGGGTGAGATCACCACCCTCGTGCAGGGTGACATGGGCTGGGGCAAGACCAGCATCCTCAAGATGTTGGCAGAACAACTGCCCGACTACATCCCGATTTACTTTGACTGCACTGTCAAAGACTTGGGTGACCTTGCTATCCCGATGATCCGCAAGACCGAGGATGGCGTAGACTACGTGCACATGGCTCCTAACGAGGAACTTGGTGTGCACCTTGTTGGCAAGAAGCTGATCATTATGATCGACGAACTGGGTAAGGCTAACCCGTCCGTGCAGAACGGCTTGCTGCGACTGATGCAAGAACGTCAGGCGGGTAGCCACAAGCTACACCCCGAAACCATTGTGTTCGCGACTACTAACAAGGGCAGCGAGGGGGTGGGCGATATCCTCAAGCCCCATGCGCGTAACCGCATCACTATCCTGCCCCTGCGTAAGGCTACCAACATGGAGTGGATTGAGTGGGCAATCAACAACGGCATCGACTACGCCCTGTTGGGCTGGTGCAAGGATAACCCCCATGCCTTCGCATCCTTCGAAGATGTCAACGACCCCAAGGATAACCCCTACATCTTCCACCCCAAGGCTGCGGGCCGCACCTCATTCATCACGGGCCGCTCGTTGGAGAAGCTGTCCCACATCCTCAAGAAGCGTAAGCTGATGGGCGAAGACCTGACTATGGCTATGGCTGTCGGCACTGTGGGTGGTCCTGCCGCTGCGGATATCATGGCGCACGTGCGTATCGGTGATCAGCTTCCGTCCTTGCAATCTATCAAGGATGACCCCGCCAATGCTAACGTGCCAACAAGTGCAGCAGCTATCTGCATGGTGGTCTATCGTGCGCTAGCCGCTATCGAATACGATTGGGCGGATGCGTGGATGACCTACATGGGTCGCCTCGACAAAGAGGCACAGGGTATGTTCGCCAATGGCGCACGTAACCCCAGCTACAAGAAGAAAGACATCGTGATGAACAACCGCAAGTTTGGGGCTTGGGCCACAGCTAACGGCTATATGTTCAGCGCCGATAAAGTCTAACAACAGGGGCGCTTAGTCGCCCCGACTAACCTCTGGAGAACTAATATGTTTATGACTGCACCGCTTACGCTGGAACAGCGTATTCAGAAGTCTGCTATGGCTATCATGGCTAGCCCCAAGTGGGCCCCGCTTGCGGGTATCATTATGATCGGCAAGCGCAGCGTGTCCGAGACTGCACCGACTGCGTATACCGATGGCGTCAACGTAGTGTTTGGTCGCAAGTTCTTTACCGACCTGACCGATGCCAACCTGCGCTTTGTCGATGTGCACGAGCAATACCACAAGATGTATAAGCATCTGACTACGTGGAAGTGGATGTGGGACATTGACCCGCAACTTGCCAACATGGCCTGTGACTATGTGATCAACTGTAAGATTGTTGACGCCGATGCGGGTGATGAGTTCTTGGTCATGCCTAAGATGGGGCTGCTCGACTTCAAGTATCGTGGCATGGATGCAGCACAAGTATTCAACTTGCTGCGTAAGGACCAAGAGGAAGGCGGGGGTAAGGGCAAGGGTCAAGGCGAAGGCTTTGACGAGCATGGCTGGGAAGAAGCCGAGGAGATGACCGCCGAGGAGAAGCGCGAACTTGCTCAGGATATCGACGAGGCTCTGCGTCAGGGCGCGTTGACTGCGGGCAAGACAGGCAGCGGTGGTGATCGTATCTTTGGTGAACTGCTTGAACCGCAGGTCGATTGGCGCGAGGCGTTGCGAGAGTTTGTCACAGCCAACTGTGCTGGCAAAGACTATTCCACGTGGACCAAACCCAACCGCAGGTTCGTCGGCGCAGGTATCTATATGCCGAGCGGTATCACCGAGCGGATCGGGGAACTGGTATTGGCGATTGATACGTCAGGCTCAACCTACGCGCCGGGGGTTCTTGATACCTTCATGTCAGAAGTCAAATCGCTGTGCGATATGGTCAAGCCCGATGTGGTGCACATCATCTATTGGGATACCAAGGTCTGCCATGCCGAGCGGTATGAGGGCGACGAGATTGCAAACTTAGTCGCTACGACTAAGCCCAAGGGTGGCGGCGGCACTGACGTAGTATGTGTCCCTGCATACATGACCGAGCATAACATCAACCCGCAAGCCGTGGTGGTCCTCACCGATGGCTATCTTGGCGGCACGTGGGGCACGTGGTCCTGCCCCGTCCTGTGGTGCGTCTTGGATAACAAGTCGGCCAATCCTTCCTGTGGGCAGACAGTCCACATCAACCAGTATGATATGCGTTAAGGAGAAAACAAAATGTCTAGTGGATATCCAATCACAACCCCTACGTCGTTCGATCACGTGGTTTCCATCTACAACTCAATCACACCTATCAAGGGTAAGAATGCGCCCTACGATATCCGCCCCTTGGGTCGGAGAACAAACCATGCCGAGCGCATCGTCAAGATCGACGATAACAACTATGCGTTTTGGCCGTCCTCTCATTGGTGGATGAAGATAGAAACCTTTAACAAGGAAGAAGCACGTATCCGTGCGGCTATCCTGTGGGAGCGTACCGACAAGGGCGACTTCGTACACGTGCGTAATGGTTGGTTCACCGCTTCGAACATCACGCACTTTCGGTTCCTGTGGGAGGCACTGCCTTATGGTCTGAACTTTGCCACGCAAAACGGCAAGCAATACATCATTCGGCGCAATGATCTGACTAAACACTACCTGCCAAAAGACAAGTGGATGGGGGGCACGTACAGTACAGCCTTTAAGAGTTTCGACAAAAACGGACCAACAACTCCTGAACTTGTATTCCAGCATAAAGGCAATGATCAGTTCACGCTGGTTAGTGAGCCATACGCTGCGCCGAGGAAGGTTGTGGATAAGGAAGCCAAGGCCGAACTGCGCAACGACATCAAGGCATTCAGGGAGTGGGCGCTGGTCATGGCCCCCATGCTGAACATAAAGCCTGCGTGGTCATGGCCCTACACTAAGCAAGAGGAAGCCTTGAACACCGCCTATGTCACGCAACGCCGCAACGACGAAGGGGCAGTAGAGCAGTGGGGCCTAGCAAATGGCTACGGCAGGATAGGCATCCAACATATACCACCTAAGATCACCCGCCAAATCATGCAGAACGAGCAGCACCCGCTGCGTGTAGTCTTGGCTACCTTCATCCTCAATGCCTGTGATCTGCGGCGCATAGAGCAGAACGTCAAGAATGGGAGCCACACCGAGAAGGAAGCAAAGACTAAGTTCCTCAATGCGTTCAACTATCACATGAACCAAGTCCTTGGTCTTGTGGAAGAGAAGTAACAACAACCCTTAGTCGCAAAGACTAACATCTGGAGAACTAAAATGAAGCACATACCCGTAGCAAAGCTGGAAGCAGAGCAGACTGAAGATCAGTTTAGTAAGAGGCTGGGTGGGCAACACAAGGAAGCGATAAACTTGCTATGCTCTACCCTACTGGCAGAGATGCCCAACCTGAAGTTTCGCAGCGTCGATACCTACCGCAATGAGGTCGCCGTGTACCGAGAGGGTGACGCCTTCGCATGGGGCTGGGTTGGCTTTGGGGATTACACCCGCGCTGCGTCAGTCCGCAACCGCTACGTTGTAAGCAGCCACAACATCGACAATGCTAAGTATGCCAAAGGTTCCGACCAGCGGAATATGTCGATGACTGATAACGTGGATAAAGCCGTCAAGCTGGTGAAGAAATACCTACGTGCAATACCGAAAGTAGATGGGGCTAAGGCATCTATCCACGAACTGAACGAGGCGTTCATGGTCAGCAACGCAGAAGTGAGTAAGAAACTAGCCACTTCCTGCTCTGCCATCGTGAACACTGCCACACTTGGTAGGTTCTTGCCGACAGGTTTGGAGAACGCCTTCGCCATTCTGCGTATGCAGGGAGTTACTATTGGAGATAGCGGCTTCAACCAGCAAGTGAACGACTACTTCGATGCTAAGGATGCCTTCTCTCGCCTGTCGCAGTTCTCAGGCAAGGTGTACTACGTGCATCCTCATATGCGGTTAGGCGTACCGACTTACGACACTGTTCCAGTTGTGTGGGACAACACTGTCAACCGCTCGTTGCCGTGGTTCAAAGTACCAACAGACCCGACCTTGGGTTACATAGACGCACTGACAGGGTTGGACATGGAGGCAATCAAAGAGCGCGTGTCCGTGCTGTACATGATGCAGACCCCTGAGTTCGTCCACGGCGTGGGCGTTAAGCTGGATACCAATCGCTACGTTGTGGTGGTGTGATGGCAAGCACCGTAAATCAAAATGGGATCACAGGCGAACGGATTGAGGATGCGCTGTTCCCTCAAGGACCAAGGCTTTACTCCTTCCGGCTGGCCGAACTCATAGACCTATACCCAGCGCCAGCGAGAGTATCCAAGGATGACCACGAACAGTACATAGCGGAAATTAAACTCTCTCTGCTTGTTCACGATCACAGAGATGGGGGCCAAGCTTTGCCAAAACACGCAACAGTTTATCGTGTGGCGTTACATCCCGACAGGGATGATATCGAAGTGGTAAGTATTGGCATGGAACGTGTTGATATGGAACCAGACCGCGTGTATGCTGACTTCTCACGACTGCCTAAGTGGATGCAAGAGAAGCTGCACGTGATGCTTATGTTAGATGATACTGCGCCAACTGAACACATAGAAGGTTTAGGACGCCGCATCAGTAAGTACGTGTTTTGGCTGGAGATACCTAAAGGAGAGAACAATTATGGCTGATACGCCAGAGGTTAAGGTAAAGAAAAAACTTGTAGCGCAGCTTAAAGCCTTGAGCGCGTACTACTTCTACCCCGTGACAGGCGGCTACGGCACAAGCGGTGTGCCCGATGTGATCTGCTGCTACAAAGGCAGGTTCTTTGGCTTTGAGTGCAAGGCTGGGTCTAACAAACCAACTACTCTGCAGAACATAAATCTAGAGGCCATCCGCCTAGCGGGGGGCTTTGCCATCGTTGTCAACGAGGAGAACGTGGCACTGATGACCGATTACATAGTGGGGGCAACTAATGATCCCGCTGAATGACATGAAACCTAAGCACGTGTTGGCCCTGTATCGTATCGGCAGGGCCAAGGGCCGTGGGTTGGAACCGTTCCTTAAGCACCCCCGCGACATGATTGAGTTGCGTAAGAAGGTGCAGCGGCTGCAGCGCAGCAAGAAACTGGTGTCGATATGAACGCGCCATTTGAACCTATGAGAGATGCGCGTGGTAACTCCACCGCCAAATGCACTTGCGCCAAGTGCGGACATTCAACGAATGTCAAAAGCAACTTCGCCACGCGGGCTAACTCTGCGCGTGGTCCCGAGGTCAACAAGTCTCAAGTTATGCCGAAACTACACGCAGCGGGGTGGACCTACGTCAAGGGAGTTCTGCGCTGCCCCGCCTGTAACCTAGAAAGTACTTCCCCGTTTGCGCCGCTTGAACCGCACCACCACTTTTACACCCCCAACCCTCTGGAGAAACCAATGGCTAAAGAACCTACTGTAATCATCGTCCCCCCGCCGCCCGCACCGCCGTTGCGGCAACCCACACGGGACCAGAAACGCCTGATCGTCGCGGCTTTGGAAGAGTCCTACGACACCAAGAACCAGCGTTACAAAGGCACTGAGACCGACAAAGGCATTGCCGATATGCTGGAAGATGGCATCATGGCGGGCTGGGTTGCAGCCGTGCGCGAAGATATGTTTGGACCTGACGGCAATGAGGAGTTGGGTAGCCTTGCGGCTGACGTTGCAGCATGGATGAAGAAGGTAGACGATCATCTAGTGACCATAGGCGTGGAGATGACGCACATGAAAGCGCACCGCGATGAGGTCAAGAAACTCCAAGATCGCCTCAACAGGATCATTGCCGCTATTGGGCCGAAAGCGGAGAAACTTTAATGCTGATTAAAATACGGGGGGTCACGTACCCCTCAGTACGGGCAGCGGCAAAAGCACACAACGTGACGATGGACGCCATCTATTCCGCCCTCAATCGCGGTAACATGGATGCTGTCGGTACGGGCAAGAACCCTAAGAAACCTATAACCCTGCATGGATTGACCTTTCCGTCCATATCGGCAGCAAGCGTTACGCTTGGGTTTAACCGCACCTACCTTGGTAAAGTTCTTAGCCACGGCACAGACTTCACCCGCAAGCGGGTAGCTGACGCAGCGGCAGCACATAAGGAGAAAACGAAATGATCATAACAACGGCAGCAGCAACGTGCCTCGCCCTTAACGTCTACTTTGAAGCACGGGGTGAAGACTATGATGGGCAGAAGATGATAGCCGAAGTCACTATGGAGCGCGTCAACACTGAAGGATATCCGAAAGAAGTATGTGAGGTGGTCTGGGAAAAGGGCCAGTTTAGCTGGACCGAAGACGGCAAAAGCGACCGCCCCAAGGACACCGTGGCATGGCTGGAAGCCCAGATCATTGCCAACGAGACGCTTCTTTATGGCTGCGATTTCTGCACAGGCGCGACACACTACGCCACCCGCGATGCTCACCCGTGGTGGGCTAAGGACAAGGATATGCAAGTCGTGGGGATGTACGGCGACCACATTTTTTACCGCAAGAAGGGGTGTGACGAATGACTGACCCAAGAGAGGTACTTAGGATTACACCTTACCCCAAAAACTCAGAGTGGTCCTGCTATCTGTTTGGTGGGCCAAACATAGGGGGAAGCGTCATATTCAGGCCAGCAAATGGCCTCGAACCAAACTGGTTCCATCGGTGGATGCAGTCGCTGTGCTTTGGGGTGAAGTGGGTGAAGAAATGACTGTCAACAAGTCTGGACCTGCAAACAGGTCGCCATTGAAATCTTGGACACCATGCGGTGTCACAAGTCTTGTGGATGATCTGATCAAGGATAATTGGATCGCGCCAGAAGACAGGTTCCAAGAGATCGCACAGATTTACAAAGGCCAAACGCAACATCTTCGGAACGATGTGCTTAGGCTTCAAGAAAAAGTGCGTAGGCTTCAAGAAAAACTGGAGGGTGGGGGATGACTGACGTTAGGAAGTGGCGGGCGCGTTCCGCGTCTGACAAAACTGATGATTGGGGCTTTTGGTATTTGACCGATGATAAGCCCGCCGACCGCAACAAGACAAAGGAAGCACTCACACTGGTATGTAAAGAGGGGGCAGTACCGCCCCACAGCCTACCCTTCCTATCTCGTGCCAATGCCGAGGCAATTGCTGTTGTACTTAACGAACTGGAGAAAACAGAATGAAGTGGCTAATGGAAAAATTTTTCGGCAAGGAAGAACCCCTGCGGGTCTACATCACCGACCAGCGGACGCCTGAGCAAGAGGCGATGTGGCAAGAGCAGAAGCGCATAAAGGACGCGCTTGGCATGGAACATGGCAACGACCACCAAAACTGGCTGAAACTGCATCAGATCCTGCTGGATCACGAAAAGCGTCTGGAGCGTCTGGATCGTAAATGAACCATGACATAACAAAGGGGGGTAGCGGCATCTTTGGTATTACCTTGGCCGAGGCCGCAGTAGGTGACACAATAACTTATTGTGTAGGTGCGTATGCCAAGGGTCCGCACAAAGCCGATGCACTAAACGCATACGAGGCGGGCCTATGTTTTCTTTACCAACGCAAGCTGGGCGATGGGCAGTTTGCTTACACCGCTTGCAAGAAAAAGACAGCGAAAGCCCCTTGATGCTAAAACCTGCTACTGCTACAAAACCTGTGAGGGGCGTGAAACAATCTAACAAACGGCAACGGGTGTTTTTGTTTTGGTCGAAATCTGACTGCGCTACGGCCTATTTCCCCAATCGCCCCTCACCAACAATCTAAGATATCTGGGGTATCCAATGGCAAAGTGGAGTGAGATGATGGTTATGGGTGGATCGGCGGACGCGCCAAAGATGAGTGAGTACCCCGACGACAACCCGAAGACCGCCTTTGGTGAGGCAAAGCCAAAACTGAGTGACACACCGACAATTGGTATTCAACTTCTTGGTCAGGTGCATAGCAACGGGGCAAGCAAGTACGGGCGGTTTAACTGGCGCGAACATCAGGTGTCCTCTACTGTGTATTACGATGCGGCGCTCCGCCACCTGATGGCATGGTTTAATGGGGAGACCTTAGACCCAGAGAGCGGGCTACCGCACCTTGCTCATGTTATGGCTTGCTGCAACATCCTCTTGGATGCCGAAAAGCACGGGAAGCTGAACGACAACCGCGCTAAATAATAACTTAGTCTGGAGGACTAACATGAAAAGAACCTATGTCGGGCTTTATCGCGGCCAGATGTGTGAGGTCGAAACGACCAGCGCCAAATTGGCGCAAATGATATGTATCGGCACTTTCGCCCTAGAGAACCCTCGTGAATCAATAAAGGCATGGGATGTACATATGATGTCGTCAGACCCTGCTTTCGCAACAACTCACGAAGTAGTTCAAGGTTATTTCGAGTAACGACAATACTAATCTGGAGAACTAACATGGATGTCTACACGCTAGACTTCGAAACCTATTACGACAAAGACTTTTCCCTGTCCAAGATCACCACGGAAGAATACGTGCGGAGCCCCCTGTTCGAGACTATCGGGCTGGGCATCAAGAAGAACGATGGGCCGACCTACTGGTTGGCAGGAGAGAAGCGCGTAGCGCATACTCTGTCGCGTATTGATTGGTCCAAGTCCGCTATCCTGTGCCACAACACTATGTTTGATGGTGCTATCCTGTCGTGGCGCTACGGCGTGAAGCCCAAGGCTTGGTTCGATACCCTGTGCATGGCACGGGCTATTCATGGTGTGGAGAAGAGCGCCAGCCTGAAAGCCTTAGCCGAATCCTACGGGGTAGGGGAGAAGGGCAACGAGGTCATCAACGCACTGGGGAAGCGGTTAGTCGACTTCACTAAGGAAGAATTGGATCGGTACGGCGAGTATTGCCGCAACGATGTGGACCTGACCTACACTATCTTCAACCAAATGATAAAGAAGTTCCCCACGAAGGAACTAAAGCTGATTGACCACACGCTGCGTATGTTCATCGACCCAATCCTAGAACTAGACGGCGACCTGCTGGAGATGCACCTGCAGAAAACTAAGCTTATGAAAGAAGACCTGCTCGTCGCATCCGGCGTGAGCAAGGAAGACCTTATGAGCAACGCCAAGCTGGCCGAGGTGCTGCGGTCATACGGCGCAGAAGTTCCCATGAAGATCAGCCCGACAACGGGTAAACTTACCTACGCCATGGCTAAGAACGATGAGGAGTTCAAGGCGCTAGCCGAGCATGAAGACTTCCGCGTACAGGCTGCGATAGCTGCACGGCTGGGCACTAAGTCCACGCTTGAGGAGACACGCACCCAACGCTTCATAGACATCTCCAAGCGGGGCGCTCTGCCCGTCCCTGTACGGTATTACGCTGCCCATACGGGTCGCTGGGGTGGTGACGATAAGATCAACCTGCAGAACCTGCCGAGCCGTGGGCCTAACGCGAAGGTGCTTAAGCGGGCCATCATTGCACCAGAGGGCATGACAATTATCGAATCCGACTCCGCGCAGATCGAAGCGCGGGTGCTTGCATGGTTGGCCGAGCAGGACGATCTCGTCGAAGCCTTCGCCCTAGGCAAAGACGTGTATAAGAAGATGGCTGCGAAGATTTACGGCGTCGAAGAGGCTGACGTAACGAAGGAGCAACGCTTCGTAGGCAAGACAACTATTCTAGGCGCTGGCTACGGCATGGGTGGGCCTAAGTTTCAAGCTGCTCTGCTGACGCAGGGGATGGAAGTGACAGAAGGTGAAGCCAAGCGCATCATCACTATCTACCGCGAAGAGAACGACCAGATCACCAACCTGTGGAAACGTGCAGGGTATATGCTCCGCGCCTTAGCCAACCGCGAGGTCCAAGAGTTCGGTCGTGCGGGTGTTCTCAGTGTCGATACTACTGGCCCCGGCGTTATCCTGCCATCTGGTTTGCTGCTTCGTTACGATGGATTACGCGGCCACCAGAACGCTGACGGCACCGAGTATACTTACCAAACACGCAAGGGTCCGAGTCGCATCTACGGAGGCAAGGTCATAGAAAACGTGTGTCAGGCGATAGCAAGGTGTATCATCGGGGACCAGATGTTGCGTATTGCTAAGAAACACCGCGCCGTGCTAACTGTACATGACTCGATTGTCTGCTGTGTTCCCGACGATGAGGTGACCGAAGCTAAGGCTTGGGTTGAGGAGTCGATGCGCTGGGTTCCAGATTGGGCGAAGGGTCTGCCCGTGAACTGCGAGGCAGGTGTAGGCAAGAATTATGGAGATTGTGAATGATGGAGCAGCGTAGTATTTCGATTGACTGCCACAACGAGTTAGCCTGTCCAAATTGCGGCAGTACGTATCTTCACCAGCGTATCGTAGACGTAGGCAAAGATGACCTAAGCATACGTGTCAACTTCTATTGCGAAGGGTGCAATAACGCACCGGAACTATTAATATGGCAACGCAAAGGTAACACTCGCATGATGTGGGATAGCGAAAATAAGTTTACGATACACATGATAACCCCAGATGGGGACGGGACAGGTATTTTTGCCTGCCCGAAGTGTAAGCGCCCGCATTGGCATAGTTTGCCTGAAGACGGCACGCCTTCACACAGGGTAGCGCACTGTAATAACAAAACTCACTACCCCGATGGGTACTACGTACAGCGGGATGATATGTAATGAGTGTAGCCCCTTGGTCGTTCAGTAAGCTGAAAGCGTTCGAGCAGTGCCCGAAGCAGTTCTACCACGAGAAGGTACTCAAGCAGTACCCCGTGCAGGAGACCGAAGCCATGCTGTATGGCACGGAGTTCCACAAGGCGTGTGAGGATTTCATTGGGAGTGCTGTGCCGATTCCAGAGAAGTTTGGATACGTCCGCGGGCTGCTTGAAGCACTGAACGCCAAGGAAGGTGCGAAACTCTGCGAGTATAAACTTGGCCTTACCGCAGACTTGGAACCATGCGACTTCTCATCAGAGCGTGTTTGGTTCCGCGGTATCGCCGACTTGTTGATCATCAACCATGCCGATGCCAGTGCTTACGTGATAGATTACAAGACAGGCAAGAGCGCTAAGTATGCGGACGAAGGGCAGCTTGAGTTGATGTCCTTGGCGGTGTTCGCGCACTTCCCTAACATAACTAAGGTCCGTGCAGCACTGCTGTTCGTAGTTGCCAATGCGTCTGTGATGAAGTCGTATAAAACTGACGACAAGTCTGCCCTCTGGGGGAAGTGGATCGGCAAGTACAAACAGATGGAGAAAGCCTTCGATACTAATGTTTGGAATGCTAAGACATCTGGGCTTTGTCGGCAGCACTGTCCTGTGTTAGAATGTCCGCACAACGGAAGGAACTAGCCATGCCTTACACAAAATCCCCTCGCCCGTATAAGCACGAATACGAAATGCAAAAGTCGCGTGGGGAACATGAAGACCGCATGGAGCGCCAACGTGCGCGGCGGGAACTGGACAAGAAGGGCGTGGATCGCACTGGTAAAGATGTGAGCCACAAGAAAGCCCTCGCCAAAGGCGGTCGCAACAAGGACGGATATATCCTCGAAGCGCCGTCAAAGAACCGTGCACGTAACGGGCACAACCCCGGCGAGAAGAAATAAAAACAAAACTATCTGGAGAATCCGATGAAGATCATCGACGGCAAGGCGTTGCTTCTTAAGCTACGCAGCCCGAAACAAGTCACTGCAGTTATCCCGAAGAGCCGCGAGGTCAGCCAACACGAAGTGCTGGTCAAATGGGGCGTAGACGAAGTCTTTGCCCTGCGGAACATGAATATAAAAGTACCGTCCCCGATTGAGGGACGCTACAACTGGCCGGGCCAATACAAGCCTATGGCGCACCAACGCACTACGGCTAGCTTCCTGACCCTCAACAAACGCGCCTTCTGCTTTAACGAGCAGGGCACGGGCAAAACCGCCAGCGCCATCTGGGCCGCAGACTTTCTTATGCGGCAGGGCAAGGTCCATCGTGTGCTGGTTATCTGCCCACTATCTATTATGGACAGTGCATGGCGGGCCGACTTGTTCAGCGTTGCGATGCACCGCACCATTGCTGTTGCCCACGGCGAAGCCAAGAAGCGCCGCGCCATCCTCGCACAGAATACTGAGTTTGTGGTTATTAACTATGACGGCGTAGAAGTCGTCGCGGATGACATCGCCAAGGGTGGGTTCGACCTGATCATCGTCGATGAAGCTACGCACTATAAGAATGCGCAGAGCAAGCGGTGGAAGGTGCTGAACAAGCTGGTGACCCCTGACACGTGGTTGTGGCTTATGACGGGTACTCCGGCAGCACAGAGCCCCGTTGATTCCTACGGCTTGGCTAAGCTTATCGACAGCACGTCCGTGCCACGCAATTTTAATGTCTTCAAAGACACCGTAATGCAGCGCGTCTCGCAGTATCGCTGGGAACCCAAGGAGACGGCTACGGACACAGTTTATCGGATACTGCAACCTGCTATCAGGTTCTTAAAGTCCCAATGCCTCGACCTGCCTGACATGTCCTACATCAAGCGCAAAGTCGAACTCACCGCACAGCAGAAACATTACTACACACTACTCAAAAAGAACTTGGCTATGGAGTTGGCCTCGACCCGTGTGACCGCGGTGAACGCTGCAGTGGCGATGAGTAAGCTGCTCCAGATTTCTGCAGGTGCGGTGTACAACGAGGACGGGGATGCCATCAACTTCGACATCTCCAACCGCTACAACGTCCTCAAAGAAGTGATCGACGAGACAAGCAACAAAGTACTTATCTTTGTGCCGTTTAAACACGCCATCGACCTTGTCACCGAGAAGCTTCGTAAGGACGGTATCGACGCCGAGATCATACGTGGGGATGTAACCGCCAGCAAACGCACTGACATCATTAACAGGTTCCAATCTACCAAGAGCCCCCGTGTGCTGGTGATCCAACCCCAAGCTGCTGCACACGGCGTTACGCTAACCGCTGCCGATACCATTGTGTGGTGGGGCCCGACCCCATCCCTAGAGACCTACGCGCAAGCCAACGCCCGTATCCACCGCGCTGGTCAAGTAAACAAATGCACAATCGTGCAGTTGGTAGGTTCTCCCGTAGAGGCGCGGGTGTATCAACTTCTGGACCAGAAGATCGACGTGCACTCAAAACTTATCGACCTCTATAACGATCTGATTGACTAACACAAAGTTAGTCACTATAACTAACAAATCACCACTGGAGAACACCGCATGGCAATACCTGTCGATAGCATGGTTAAGATTTATACCCGCATCCGCGACAAACGGGCAGAGATCAAAGCCGCATTTGATGAGCAAGACAAAGAACTGCAAGCACAGCTTGATAAGGTTAAGCAAGGTCTGCTAGAGTACTGCAAGGAACACGGCGTGGAGAGCGTAAGGACGCAGCACGGCCTTTTCTATCGCACTGTTAAGACGCGCTATTGGACTGGCGATTGGGAGTCCATGCACAAGTTCATCATGGAACACGCTGTCCCTGAGTTCTTTGAGAAGCGTCTGAACCAGTCGGCAGTGAAGGAGTTCCTTGATCAAAACCCTGATCTCCTGCCTCCCGGCCTTAACGTGGATGCGGAGTACAACATCTCCGTGAGGAAAGCATGACAGACCAAGAAAAGAGCCCCTACTCCACGATTGAAGAAGTGGCGAAGCATTTTACCGTATCCATCTCGACCATCCGTGCGTGGATACGCAATGGGGACATCCCCAAGACTACTTACATCAAAGTTGGGAACACCTATCGTTTCCGCATCCCGATGATTGATGAAGCACTGAGCACAACCCCCGACCAAACGGTCTAAAAATCTAGGAGAACACCGTGAGTGAGATGACCCTCTTTGGAGGCAACAGCCTCGTCAACTCTGACCTGCTGAAATCCCTGCAGGATATGAACACCAACCTCGCAGGGAGCGTGGGCGGTGGCGGCAATCGTATCAGCATCCGCGGCGGTCGTTTCCGTCAGTATGCTGGTGGTGAGCAGGTTGCTGTGTCGAAGGATGATTCGATGAACATCGTTATCCTGAACGCAGCGCGTATCTCTCGTACCTACTTCGAAGGTACTTACGACCCTGATAAAGCCGCACCGCCCTCCTGCTGGAGCGCCGATACCCAAACCCCCGCGCCGGAAGTTCCCGCTGCACAGCGTATGTCTGACAAGTGTGCTACTTGCCCGATGAACATCAAAGGCTCCGCTAGCGCAGGTGCGGGCCGTGCTTGCCGCTTTAACCAGCGTCTGGCTGTGGCTATCGAAGGTGAACTGGACAAGGTCTACCAACTGCAGCTTCCGGCTACGTCGATCTTTGGCGAAGCCAAGGGTCCGCAGATGGGGATGCAAGCCTACGCTCGTCACCTACAGGCGCACAAAACTCCGGCTATCGCCGTGGTGACACAGATGTCCTTCGACGAAAACTCTGAAGGGCCGAAACTGTTCTTTAAGCCCGTGCGCCCCCTGACCGAAGCAGAACTGCGCGTTGCCGTGGATGCAAAAGATAGCCCCGAAGCTATCAAGGCAATCACCCTGACCGTCTCGCAGACTGATGGCGTTAAGAAAGCCGAGCCGAAAGGGTCCAAACCGTTCAACGCCTACAAGGACAAGTTTGAGATCGAAGAAGAGCCGAAGGCCAAGGCAAAGCCTGTCGTGGTTGAGGAAGAAATCGAAGAGCCTGTGGTCGCAGCCAAGAAGGCCGCACCGAAAGCAGAGGTCGCCGACAATGATCTTGCAAGCATCGTCGATGAGTGGGATGACTAATCTTCTCACGATTCGGTAAGCATTGTGGGCGGGGACGATCCCCGCCCATTTCGTAGATGGGAACAAGCGGTCATGGAAACACTAGAATTTCTAGAACGCGCTCTGGGGAACACAGGATTTTACTGCGTCTTTGCATCACGTCTTAGCGATGGCAAGAAGACACAGAAGTTCTACACTTCTAAGCGCGATATTATCGACGCAGCGGCGAACTTCGACGCCGAGGGTTACGATGCCTATTTTGCCTTGGCTACGTTCAAGGAAGCTGTCTCCCGCAAGGTAGATAATATCGACACCCTGCATTCGCTGTACCTCGACCTCGACTGTGGTCCGGGGAAAGACTATCCGTCACAGGCCGCAGCGATTTCGGCTTTGCGGGACTTCTGCAAAGCTACCAAGATGCCCAAGCCCGTGATGATAAACTCAGGGCGTGGCGTACACGTTTACTGGATGTTAACTACGCCGCTAGTATACACCGAGTGGTATAAGCTGGCGCTTAAGCTTAAACAGGCTTGCGTTACCCAAAACCTCAAAGCCGACCCTGTTGTGACCGCCGATGGTGCCCGCATATTGCGTGTCCCTAGCACCCATAACCACAAGGCTGACCCCGCACTCCCCGTGGATTTTCTGACCGATAGTGCAAACAGTGTATCAGTAAGTGAGATAGAGGGGATTTTGGCGGGCGTTGATACCCCCGTGTTTACGCCCCGCGCCTATGCCCCCCGTGAGACCGATGCCGTTATGAGCGCCCTACTTGCCAACCGCGAGAGTGTGTTCAAGACAATTATGGCTAAGACCGCAGCGGGTAAAGGCTGCGCTCAGCTTGCCTATATCTTCCAGAACCGCGCTGAACTTCCTGAGCCCATGTGGCGGGCAGGGTTGTCGATTGCCAAGTTCTGCAGCGATGGGGGTAAGGCGGCGCATAAGATATCCTCTGGGCATCCTGAGTATGACCCTGTCGAAACCGAAGAGAAGATGGACCGCATCAAGGGGCCGTACCTTTGCACTCGCTTCGACGAATACAATCCGGGCGGCTGCGAAGGTTGCCCGCATTTCGGTAAGATCAAATCCCCCATCACGCTAGGCCAGCACGTGGTTGAAGCGGAAGAGAAAGACAATCAGTTAGTCGTGCGGACTAAGGCTGGTGAGAAGATACACGTTGTCCCTAAGTACCCTGCTCCTTACTTCCGTGGGGCCAAGGGCGGCGTGTACATCCGCGCTACCGATGATGAAGGCGAGATTGTCGAACGGTGCATCTACCATAATGATCTGTACGTTACGCACCGCCTGAATGACCCCGACCTTGGCGAGGTTGTGGCTATGAAGCTGCATCTTCCCCGTGATGTGCCCCGCGAGTTTACTGTGCCCCTGACTGCCGTGACCTCACGGGAAGACTTCAGGAAGTACCTATCTCAGCAGGGCATCACTGTGTGGGGTAAAGACCTAGAAGCGCTTATGATTTACACAACACAGTGGATACATGAATTGCAAGCAAACATCGAAGCTATCAAAGCACGGCGGCAGTTCGGTTGGACTGACGAAGACATGACTGCGTTTATTGTCGGGGATACTTCTATCACCGCTACAGGGCTGGACTACAATCCGCCATCATCCTCAACCGCAGAACACTTCCACGTGTTTACGCAGCGCGGGACGCTGGCTGATTGGGTAACGCTTATGGAATTCTACAACCGCCCCGGAATGGAGATCCATCAGGCGGTGCTCTTGTCAGGGTTTGGCTCTATCCTTATGCCGTTCTCTGCGGTGCACTGTCTGACAATTCACCTCATGGGCGTATCAGGGCTTGGCAAGAGTACCGCAATGTTTTCGGCGGCGTCCGTCTGGGGGAACCCCGATGCGTATACCCTGCAGGAAAACGATACGCAGAATGCTAGGATGAGCCGTGGTGAGATCTGGCAGCACCTGCCGTTGCTTATCGACGAACTTACCAACGCTTCGCCGAAAGAACTTTCGGATTTGCTTTACCAAGTGTCCGGTGGGCGGCAGCGGGCCCGTATGAGTTCTGGGTCTAACACAGAACGGCATCGCGGAGCGCCTTGGAAGCTTATTTGCGTTACCTCCGCGAACGCCTCGCTCATTGAGAAGATACGTGCAATCAAGGCTGACCCAAACGCCGAGGCCATGCGTATTCTTGAACACAGTGTGAAACCGCACAAAGACATCAGCAAGCCCGTGACTGATGCGCTAGCTAAAAAGATTATGAATACCTACGGCCATGCGGGTCCAGTGTTTGCTCAGTATGTCATTGAGCATCGTGAAGAAGTGCGTGGTCTCTACGAGAAGATGCAGGAGAAGATTGACGGTGCCGCAAACCTCGTCGCTGCTAATCGTTTCTGGTCCGCGGGCGCTGCCGCCATCCTCACAGCCCTGCTAATCTGCAACAAGATCGGCCTTCTGAACTATGACCCCAAGGGTATGTTTAAGTTCCTCGTGAATGATCTGTTGAAGTCAAACAACAGCGCGATGACTGATATGTCCGCCTCTGCGCCGGATATTTTGAACTCCTACGTGCTGGAGCACATCGACCAAGTGCTGCAGATCAAGAGCACAGAAGACCTGCGCAGCAAGCACGGCAATGGGCTGGATAGTATCATTGTGCCGGAAGCCCGCCCACGCTTTAACTTTGTGGCACGGTACGAGACAGACCTGCAGAAGTTGTTCCTTGTGCCGAAACCGTTGCGGGAATGGTGCACTGAGCAGCAGATCAACTACAGTTCCTTTACCGAAGAACTCAAAAACAAGATGGGGGCACAGAAGGTTAAGGTTCGTCTGGGCAAAGGCACTCACATGAGCCTACCGCCCGCTGATGCTATCGTCGTGGATTTTGCAATCAAGGACCATGTGGATGGTGCGGAGATTACGTGATCTAGAACCTGACGGCTTAGTTATCACAGTAAGCTGGGAGGATATGGATATCGGCGCGTCTATCTTTGTGCCCTGCATGAATGTGGACACCTGCAAAAAGCAGGTCATAGAAATAGCCGATATGTTTGGTTGGATAGTGACCACTAGGGTTTGTATCGAAGACTACAAATTGGGGCTTCGCATATGGAGAACCACATGATATAGAGCCGATGTGGCGATCTCCCTGCCACAGGGTTCTCCAGACCCACTGCTCGTCTACTAGCCCCAGCGTTCGCAGCGCTGGGGCCTTTTCTTTAGTCTGCGCCGTAGGCGCTGAGCAGAGTGGTAAAGTAAGATTCCGTAGCGGGGTTGAACGTCACGCCGTTGTGGGTACGCGCCGAAACACGCTCGAACGATGTACCTGAAGACTTAATAGTCTCTGGGGTGATCTGCATATTGGGGTACTTTGCACGAACCTTTGCGTTATACTCTTGGATGTCCTTCCGAGCTTCAAGCTCCTCGCCGCGGTCGCCCTGAGACATTGCCAGATTGAGGCGGTTCAAGAGCAGCGTTTTCTCCTGCGCCACAGCCTTATCCATACGGGCAGCGCCGCGAGTGATTTCTTCACGCTGCGCGAGTTCCGCGGGTTTAAAGCCTGTAACTTTCCACAGCAGTTGACCCAGCGAAAACTCGTTAAATACCACATCTCCACGCCGAGTACGGGCCCCTTCAGCCTCAAACCGAATAGACTGTAAGACGTTACGCGGCAGCGGAGGCAGCATATTCTCCAGACCGCGTTGGAAGTCTCCATCCTGACCAAGCGCCGCCCGCTTCATCTCGTTAAGGCCGCTCAAGAACTGATTACCTGTAGACCATGCAGGGCCTCCAATCAGCGCAGCGATGAAGTCTGCATTTGACTGGTTCTTTGCATATGGGTTAGCGCGGAACAGCAGGTCGTTTAGACCAGTACGCGACGAGATGTCGATCCCCAGTGCCTCTGTTAGCGGGCCGCGGAATGCCCATTCCCCCAGAGCCTTACGGGTCAGCATATCGGCATCTTCTTCGTCATCGCCAAGGAACATATTGGCGACCATGCGGTACAGGCCGTAGAGCGGGACACCCGACACACCTGCAATAAGAGCCGTGGAGAGTTGCAGCCCCAGAAGCTGCTTGAAGGCGGTGTTGCGCAGCGCCCGTGCCTCTGCATCGTTTCCGGGGAACAAGTTTTCGCAGCCCTGCTTCAGCATTTTAAACTGCATATAGGCGATGTTCAGGCCGTAGCTTTTAAACATCATCGCAATGCGCCCGAGACCGCTCTGCGCGTAGCGCGGTGCAGTAGATAGCGTGTGAGTACCGTGCATCTCCGCAGTCATGTACGCAGCCTTCTCCGCCGCCTGTTCCTGCTTCTGTGCGTCAGTCATAGACTTCTCTGCTGCGGTCGGGTTCTTACGCAGGCGATCAAGTTCCATCTGGTAAGAGGCCATCAAGCTGACCTGACGGTTTGACCGTTCAACCATGTGGAATGGAAGCCCCTGCAGCATACTCAGCTTATCCAACATAGTTTTATTTTGGCCGAAGTTTTCTACGCCGAGAGTGTCGTAGGTAAGGGAACGGCTTAAGAGTCCCTGCGCTGCAGCCAGCTTAACCAGCGGCAGCATATCCTGCATTTGTTTTTTCTGCGCGTCAGACAGGTTCAAGTCCGTGCGCAGCACGTACTCCATTTTGCCATTTACGTCCTTCAACTCAAAGTAGTTGTCGATAGATGGGCTAGCTTTCACGTTGACCACGTCGTTCGTAGCCGTAGTGAGGGTTGTATTGAACCCGCTGTTCAAGAACAGCTTGTAAGCCGCACGGGTAGCGCGGGTGGTGTTAGCCAACCCATACTTACCAGACAGATATGGGACCATCACAATCGGCACTGCCGATAGGTTGACGAGTGCAGACGAGATGTTCAGGCCGAGAGTGTAGGTGAAGGCAAACTGGTTAGCTGCCTTGGCTACTTCCTGCCAAGCGCCCTGCGGCGGGTGCATAGCGGTATCGGCACGCATGACAAGTTCTTTGATCAACGCCATACGCACAGGATCATTAGTGGCCGACCCTGTACCCTGTGCGGCGATCTTGTCGCGTTCTTCCTGCACCTTCTGCATGAACGGATACCGTGCGGCCTGACGGCCAAGAGTGAAGGCTTTAAGACGGAAAGCTTCTAATGCGTCAGATTCAAACCCGCGCACGCCGCTACGGCCTTTGATAGCACGTGCAAAACTTGTTTCTGGCAAAGCGTCGATGAAGAGCTCTGAGATTTCATTTTGAGCCTTTTCGCTTACCTTGTTTGCGACAAGCGCACTAAGCACATCGCGTACAAACTTAGTCTCTGGCGCACCGATACGGCTGCGCTCTAGACCGCTGTTCTCATACATAAGAACTTCTGGGTTGCCGTTTGCGTCTAGGGCGACCTGCGGGACTTCCGATTTCAGGAGAGACCGCACACGATCCCGCTCTGCGCGAGTCTCGAAGGCTTCCTTCACCACTTCATCTTCCCCGGTTACGGGGTCACGCACAGTGTATTGCATCCAGAACTCGCCCTTACGGACGAGCGGGAAGTAGGGTTCGAGCGACCGGAAATCAAAGAACCGTTCGTAGATGTTGCTCTTGACGGAGTTTGCCAGCGTAGAGTTTGCTCCGAGCGCAAAGTCGATTTTACCACCAACAGCGTCCCGCATAGCCATGAACTGCTTACGATAAGTCATCCGCATCAGGTTGTAGATAGCGCGGCCTTCTGGCCCGAGAGCCTTCCAGCTTGCTTGCATCTCGTCATGCAAAGCAGCCTTATCCATATTGGCATTACCAGCGGATTTGGCTTTATCCTTGCCGTACTTGTCCCGCAACTCCTTCAGCTTAGCATCGCGCTCCGCTGCAGTCTTAAAGCCTGTGTACTTAATACCATCTTCAAACTTCCCGGTCGGGTCGTACTTGAGCCAGTACTGCGTGTAGACATCGCGAGTCTTTTCGGGGTCCACTTGATTGATAGTCGAGAAGGCTACGATCTTGTTCAAGAGCGAGCGCTTTTCTGGGAACTTTTTGGCCCACTCCTGCATACGTATCAAGGCTGCTTGAACTTCGCGATCAGAGGCAATCGTAGAAGCGTCCAGCTTGGCCACGGCATCATATAGGTCGGGGGCGTTCTTGATCCCTGCAACTGTAGCCACATCCGACAACTGCAGCAATGAACTGAAGCCGAGTACGCCCTTAGACAACAGGCCCTTGGAGTTTGTGTACAGTTCCTTGGCACGGTTAGCCCAGTTGTCACGGAAAGCTTTGGTGGGTTCACCAAACTTCTGCTCCTCGCGGAACATACGCGCCATGACGCCTGTCAGTTCTTTCGGGTCATTAGATGCACGGTAGAGGAGCCCCTGAGAAGGATCAGGGCGCGGGCCAACAACGTCAGACGAAGTGTCCAACAGTTGGTCAAGGTGCATATCCAGATCGTCCATCGGAGAGCCCAGCACGTTAGCAGGAGCCCCAAAGATACGGCGGATGAAGTTACCCACCGCATTCTTGAACCGTTGCCAAGCCGAGAACTTACCGCCGTTCGGGTAGGATGCTTGCAGCATATCGCGGAACATCTTGTTCGTGAACGCTTCCGCTACGAACTCATGGATGTTGTTCATGCCGATAGTGTCGGGCCCAATAGCCTTCTGAGCGTCTTCAAACAACTTAGTAAGTTGCTGTGTGATAGGTAGGCTGGGATTGTTTAGCGCCTTATGAGTGATGGCGTGAGCCACCTCGTGCAGCACCGTGACGTTAGTCATGGAGTCGGGGGCACTGCGGTTAAACAAGATAGTGTCCGTAGCCGGATCGTAAGCCGCAGCCATGGTGCGCCCGTCAGGGCTGGAGAGAGTGTCTACCATCCGCACCTTAGTCTCTTTGACTAACCCCCGCATCTTCATAGCCAGCTTGGCTAGGCGCGGTTCCGAAGAGGTTTCGGCGATGCTGTACAGGGCGGTACGCAGGTTGCCGTTAGTCAGTAGGTTCTGCGTAACTGAAGCCAAACGCTGCCCAAGCAGGTTAGCAATGTCAGACATACGGGGCTTCAGGTTGAAGCCGATCTCCTGCAACCTGCGGAAGAAGTTAGCTTCCATTTCTTCTTCTGCGGCAATCCGTGCATCTTCGGCAGCTTTTGCTGCGGCGGTGTCTGCAGCACGTTTTTCAGCCCGTTTGATCACCAACTCTGGGTCAATCTGCTCTTCGTACAGAGAGATATCTGCAATAGCTTTGGCCTTGGCTTTAGCTTCCGAGATAGCAGCTTGCAGTTCGCGTTTGGCTTGCGCCGCCTCTACGCTTTCTTTTTCGACCTGCGTATCTACTTCTCCTTGATACGCTTCGCGGCCCTCGTCGAACTGAGCCATACGGCGTGTAGAAGCCGATACCCGCCCAGCAGCGGCAGGGGCTAGGGCTAGTTCTTTGGAAACTAAGAGCGCAACTTGGGCCTGTGTGCTTGGATCAAGGTTAGCCATAACCCAATCCAAAGCATTTTGCGCAGTAGTCATACCGTGCCCTTGGTTGAAAGCTTTCTCTGAAGCTTCTGGCTTTACGCCTTCAATTTCCTGCGCCTTGTACTGAGGTGCCTGCATACGGATAAGTTCGGCCATATACTGTATGGCGTCTATCGGACGGCGGAACCGAGAGAAGTAAAGCTGTGCGTTTCTTGCAGGCTTGTTTGCTTCGCCTACGAGTTGCTTGGTGGTGCGCTGGACAAGTTCGAGGATTTTGCCTTTGTCATCAGCCGTAGTGATGTCAGGCAGTTTACGCTGCATTTCCGCGTCAGGTTGCCACGTCTCAAAGTCGTCGATGAACTCCTCTGGTACGCTGTTCTTCCAAGCGATTTCCAAAGCTTCTTGTGCGGTGTCGTTTGCAATGGCTTGACGTTCCGCTAATACAAGCTGCAGCTCGCGGATTTCCGTGTATCCCGGTATCTTAGTTTCTGTCATGCTTACGGTGGGGGCAGTGGGTGTCGTAAGCAGCTTGTTGAGGAACCCTGAAAGATCCGTGGACCCAAGGCTCTGCGCAAAGTCATTGATTTGCCGCGGTGTGAGATCGACAAGTTTAGTCTTACCCGCTTCTTCCGCTGTCTCCGGTGCTTTACGAGCATACGCAGCCCAATCAGTTTTTGGGCCTTCTGGTTCCGGAGCGAAGTAGCCTTCCAGCTCTTGCAGTTGTGCAGGGGTAAGCTCCATGCCGTAGGTATTACGGATTTTATCAGCTACGTCCGCGACTTTTTTGCTTAGTGCAGCGGGCTGTTCGCTCGTTGGTTCTCCAAGTCCGTCAGTAACATCTGCAGGCTCGCCCACTCCGCCATTGACAGATTCTTCAGCCCCTTGGGCGGGTCCAGCGGCAGCGGGGACAGATCCTCCAGTTTCCGTGCTGAGTCCAGCGTCTTCAGTGCTAGCTCCAACTGCTTCAGGGTTAACAGCTTGGACATTTTGCACCTCATTTGGAGTAGACACGATTTCAAATACAGGCGACCCATCTTGCGTTTTGATGCGTCCGTCAGGCTCCGCCACGGTATTTTCAGCTTGCTTTACCCCATAGCCCAGTTTTCCAAGCGCGGCATAAACGCGGGCGGCGGGAGGAGTTACAGACGTATCCGAAACTACTGAGAGTCCTTCGCTTGCCGCCTTGGAAATAAACTCCTGATACATTTGCGTACCAAGACCATTACCGCGAAGCTCGTCTGCAAGGCTGGAGTTATAGATTTGAATTTTCGATGAAGGGGTTCCATCAGCATTCTTCAGAATTGTACCTTCTACAGCCCCGACAGTGCCGTTATTACCAGTAGCAATGACTTGCCTAGCTTCTCCTGCCGTGGTTTTGTCGCGCTCTTTTCCGTAAGAAAATTCTAGCGCAGGCGTTTCAACAGCAGGCGTTTCAACAGCAGGCGTTTCTGGGAACAACTCTTGCTGCACTTCTACGGGCGGTGCGACTACCACTGACGGTTCGGCGGGTTTCTTTTTATCGACAGCGTTTGCCTGCTTCTCTGTTTGGCTTGCTACGATCTTCTTTTGCTTAGCCGCTTTAGCCGCAGCGGGGGCATCGGGGGTTCCTTTGGCAGCGTCAGCGGCGGCTTGAGCGGCGTCTGCATCGGCTTTAGCTTTAGCTACTTTAGCTTTAGCTGCGTCAGATTCAGCTTTCCACTCTGCGTACTTTTCTTCTTCAGTTTGTGGCTCGCGGGGCTTCGGAGGGGCGATAGAAAATAAATCCCCTTCTTCTTGCCCCGGTTGCAGTTGGGGGCGGTACTCGAGCGGGAGCTCCAGTTGCGTTTCTTCTGTGGGGGGCGGAGGCGTATCATCTTCCGCTGCTTGGCCTTGGAACATTGCCGTAGTGCCACGAACACCGCCGCCCAACACGCCGCCAAGAACACCTGCGTTTATGTACTCATTGATAGCTTCGTCGCTATCAAGAGGCAGGCCCGCCTGTTTGCGCTCAAGGATTTGCTGCGTGATTTCTGTCGGTATTTCGGTCGTAGCGCCTTCGACAGTGCCGAGCGCAGTGCGTGTTAGCCATTTCTGGCCGGGTTTCAGGAACCCACCAAGCAGCAGTTTATCACCAATGGCGTTTAGCGCCGACTGGCCGATTGCACTAGTTACCGCGGAAGCAACATCGACTTCGGACTTGCGGCCTGCCGCAACTTCTGCTTCCTGCCGTTGGACGTTACCACCGAAAAAGGTCGGGAAGGCTGTAGCTGCGCCCGCGCCTACCCCCGCAACTGGACCTCCAAGCATTGTACCCACTGCAGTAGCAGCAAGAGGTGCAAACATCTCAGGAGCGCTTTGGCCCACGCCTTCACCAAGATAGGTAAGTGCACTGCCAAGACCTTTTACATCTTTCAGTTCTGTTGGGGCGGGTTGCCGCAGGGTTTCTAGGAAGCTTTCAGTATCCCCAGATTGCCGCATACCCTTGCCGTAGTCGCGCAGAGCATCAATGCCGAGTCCAGAGCCTAAATACTCCGCGGCGCTGCCGAGGCGAGAGTAAGCGCCAGCTTTGCCAAGTTCAAAACCGCGCCCGATTGCAGTGCCATCATCTTCAGGAGCCGCAAGCGGCTGACCCATAGTCTCTTGGTATTGCTGGGCAAATGCAGTCTCGCTATCCGCGATATGCTGCGCGATACGGCCACGCTCAACTTCAGTTGGGAGGTCACCCCGGATGTTAAAATTGTAAGTGCGACCACTCATGCGCCCGGGGGCTTGGAACTTACCCATACTCAAACTCCATAGTTGGAGATACTATACGTGCATTAGTAGTGTTGGGCTAGAGGGTTACTCAGCTACGTCTACTTCTGCAGTTGGGTCTGTAGGTGCGCCGCTGGGGATAGCGCTGATCCCAGAGTTCAGCATAGCGATTAACGATTGATAGTTACCATAAGACGTATTGTAGTCGTTCAACGCTTGCACTGCCGCCATCCGTATTGTGGGCGGTATGTTAGGATCGTTAGGGTCCATATTTGGATCAATCCCCAGCGTAGTTAACCGCGCAGCGGCGGCATCGACTGCTTGTTTTGCTACATCAATGGTACGTTTGCCCGCTGCGGAGAGACCCGAGCTTCCGGCGTTTGCTTTTGCTGATGCAGCGGCCATCTTTTGGCGCATGAGGTCGATACCGTATAGTTCTTTGCTAAGGCCCAACTTCTCCGATTCAGCCCGGTCACGTGCGCCTTGCAGGGCTTCGATACCTTTAGCCCCAGCTTCGCCGAGCGCCATGCCGATATTTGGCTGTGCCGAGGACATCAGAGACAGACCCATTTGAGCAAGTGCAAGCCACTTGTCCTGCTTCGCTTTCTTGTCGGCATTGGTCATAGCATCCATGAGCATCTGCTCGTAGGTCGAAGGCTTGCCACTCGCACCGCCACCCGTTCCTCCGGAACCACCAGAACCACCCGTTCCTCCGGAACCACCAGCGGCGTCTGCCGCGGCTTTAGCGGCAGCTTTATCAGCGACAGCGGCTGCTGCCGGAGCGGCTTTAGCAAGAGCGATAAGTTTTGCGTCTGCGGCTTTGTCTTGCGCTGCAGTTTTTGCAGGGTCCCCCACTGGCGGTGAGGGCTTATCCGTCGGTGCAGTTTTCAGTTTCATCCGTGCGGCTTGCAGCGCAGCCGCGGCTTTGGGGGGTATTTTACCTGAAGCTAATGCGTTCAATTCGTCGGGGGTTAGCTCGGAATAGGGGTCTCCCTTGGTACCAAACACGGCGTCGTATGCAGTGGATGCAGCGCTAGCCACCTTGCTACCTACCTTAGGTAGATCGACCCCCAGCATATCATACGCTTGAGCGGTGAGTGTAGGGACTTCCATAAACTCGCCAGAACCCATAGCGTCATACGCTAGTTGCGTTCCAAACAGGGCGGGGTTTGCAAGCTTAATAAGTTTATTATCCGAGACTTGGTCTTGCGCGGCGTAGCCTTGCGCAAGAATATCATCAAACGAAGGCAACCGTGCAGCATACCCACGTTCTCGCGATGTTGGAGCACCTTCGCGCCCATAACTTTCAAAATCGGGGCGCTGTTCCCGAATAGGTTCCGGCTCAGGCGGAAACACAGACGTAAGCTGCTCTTCGTAGGAAGGGTTAACGGGCTGCTCTGTGTACCTTGAAGGATTAAACGGGGCCTCGCTCATATTAGCGTTAGCCATCTGCGAGAAGTCTAAGGTTGCCCCTATGTCCCGGTTAGCACGCGCTGCCGATTGCGATTCTACTAGGTTACGTTCTTCGGGAGACATCGCCTGAAGATAGTCGTTGACACTCATGCCTTTGCGGCTTGCCATCGTGATCAAGATGGGGTCGTTAAGCACTGCAGCGGTACGGGGCATATAGGGCTTAGCTTTAGCAGTACCGCCGCCTTCGGCCATCTTCACAATGCCGCCAGCAGCCATTTGCTGCGGTTCGCCACCCTGCGGGATAGACATGATGCCAGTGTTATTAGCCATGTCCGTTTGTGGAGCTAGGGACTGTGCCATATCTGACGCAGCTTGCTGCGGTACTCCTGCAGCGGCAACAACATCCTGTGCAACTGTAGTTTGGTTCTGGCTAGCTTGCTGCGCTTGAAAGCTGTCGCGCATCTGCTTGCGGCGGTTCAATTCCGACACAACAAGGAACGGTGGCGTGTCCTGTGATGGCATCTGCATGGCTTGAGTAAGCTGCTGATCAGACAGGTTCTTTAGGTTGTCCTGAAGCTGAATGATGTTCATTGCCATGATTTACTGCCACGCATTGTAGAGGCCGAGCGCGGAGATGCCCAAACCAGCAAGTTGTTGAAGCCCGCCGGGTTGTGCGCCAGTTTGAGTACCCGACTGAGTACCTGCGTTACCAACAGGAAGCCCCTGCAGAATGCCGGAGTAGTTTTGGATTTGCTGCCACGGATACTGCCGCTGGTCCAGAAAGTTTTGATAACCGATATCCAACCCAGCCTGCTCTTGTCCTTGCTCTTGCTTACCTGCAGCTTCGAGAAGCTGTGCGGCCTGAATGTCTCCTGCACGGGCACGAGCCTCCAAGGAGGAGAGCTGCTGCGCCGACTCGTTTTGGAACTGCAGTCCTTCGAGGCCGAGGCGGTCGCGGTTAAAGTTTTCGCCAGCCTGCCCGCTTTGCACGCGGGATAGTTCTGCGGCGCGGGCCTGTTCATTAGCCATACGCGCTTGGCGGTCTGCGCCAAACATCTGCTGTGCATTCATGTATGCGTTCTGCAGCCCCGTGGCTTGTGTCATGTTCTGGCGGTTAAGTAGGTCATTTTCGGCCATGCCCTGTTGCACAGCTTGGCGAGAGCCACCGAAAGCGCCGGACTGTATAGCTTGCGAAGCGCGACCTGCGTTTTGCGTCTGAAAGTCCCGGTTTGCTTGCTCTTTCTGCAGGTCCAGCACGTTCTGGATATACGGCGACATATATTTCTTGGCGGCGGAATCATCAAACTCGCCCGCATCTCCGTAGTCAAACTGTGAGTATTGGTAGGGGTTGGCGTTTGTAAATTGGTTTGCGCCCGCAGCGGCATTGCGGGTCATGTCCATGGCTTCTTGAGTGCCCGGCATACCCTGCCCAGCGATGTTGCGTATCATAGCGTGAGAGCCGTAGATGTCCGCGTTATTGCCTGCTAGGCGCTGCCCGCCATAAGGTTGGTACGGAGCAAGTGATGCAGCTTCGGCACGGTCCAGCATACGCCCGTAGTAGGGTTGCCATTCCTTCGGGATTTCGTTTGTCTGGGTAGACTTTGCGGGCTTATTGCCGCCAAAAAGACCGGGAAGAAAACTCATGTTCGACTCTCCTTATGCCGGAAGTACTTTTTCGGCTGTGACTTTCTTTTGCTGTGTAGACTTGCCGTGGGCGGCGGTACGTACACGCTCTAGCATCTTGTCCATGTGCTCGGCACCTGCATCCGAAGACCCATTACCGAGAGCCGACACTACGTCTGCAGGTACAACATACTCATTATTTGCAAGAAGTACATCCTGCCCACCCTCAACTTTAGCGGGGATGCGGTCATCCATACCATCGCCGGGGCCTTTCAGCATCCCAGAGCTACGCGCAGCGGTCTCATCAACCTCGCCAGACTGAACTTTATCTACGAGGTTACGCAGTGCGTCCTCACCATACTTAGCGAGGAAGGCACCCAGAATCGGGCGCGGGTCTTCTACTTCGCCTTTGATGGCTGCGATTGCGCCGGATATGAGGTCTTTCTCGTTGCCTGCGAGGGCCTGCGTTGCAGGGTCTGGGATATCCGCAATACCACCTTTGGCGAAGTTAACGGGCACACCGCTATCAACAATACCGCCCATAGCTTTGCCTTCCGGCGTGCCCGGCGTGCCCGCAGTCTCCGCGGCCTCTTTGTCTTTCTTACGCTGGTTCTCTTCCCACCACGCAACTGTGGCTTCGTTAGCTTCAGGAATAAAGTTAAAGATGCTGCGCTCCGACCCTGCAGGGTTAGCCCCGACTGCGTTCAAGATCATCGCACGGCGACCACCGCGGAAGTTATCCCCAAAAGTGCCGAAACCACCGCCATTCACAGCGTCACGGGCAATTGCACCAATGCCGCCTAGCTGGTAGTCCCGTACAATTGCACCAAGACCACGAATGTTTGTACCGGGGTTAGCATAGGAACCGCCCATACCCCCACCGTTAATCATATCGAACAAGCCCGTGTAGCCCGCGCCGGGACCGCCGCCATTGATACGATCCCAGAAGTTTTTGTACTTGCCGGGGGCGGTAGGGTTAGCGATAGAGACAAGCTTGTTCAGGTTAACTTCGCGCCCACCCCCGCTGGGGAGCCACCGCTTTAGATGCTCTGGAATTGGCGTACCGTCCCGAGCGTTTTCCTGCGCCGAGTACATAGCGGCGGCTTTTTGATTATTGATAACGCGCTGGTCACCCGCCGCTATGCGGCGGTCCGCTTCTTTGTTTCCAGTGGATACTGTACCGCCGCCAACCATATTCTTAGTGCGTTCGATATTGTAGGAGTTGATGTCCGTGGCGGATTGCGGATTTGCGATGCCATAGTTCCACTCAGGGTCGATACCGGGGCGGTATCCCGCAGGGGGTTGGCGCATCACCACAGGAATCGGCATCTGCTCACGTGTAGCGCCGCCGGGGATGTAGGTCTTTAGCTTCGTATCTTGTGGCACGGAGTGCTGCTTGAAAGAGTTCAGCCCCGCGGTAATACCTTTAGACAGGTCGTCTTCCTCTGGGGCTGCGACAGGCATGGGGGTAGGCGACAGTGCGCTGATCCCGCCGCCAAAATTCTCTTTGCCGCCGCTAGCTAGATATGCCCGTAGCTGGGCAAGGAACTGAGGAGAGTACATGATGTATTCCGTTATCCGTGAGTTGATCCATACTAGCACACACTAGCGCATAAGTTCCATACGAAGTTTATGGGGCAAGTTTTAGAAACCCGCTCCCGTCTACGTAGATAGTGCCCGACTTAAGCCCCGTAGCGCTGGTAGGCACATCGGTAAGTACGATATTCGTGTTGCGCCCCTCACCGGGGTTCTGAAGTTGCTGTAGGTATTGCGCGAACACACGGGTCATCTCAGCCATGTAACGCTGATCGTATACCTTTGGCGGTACCGGAAACGTAATACTTGGTATGTTACGAGAAGCCATATCTACCTCTTGCCATCAGTGCGAATATCTAGGCGCGGGGCACCGAGACGCCACCCAGTTCCGACTTGGTTGCTTTCGATACGGAACGTAAAGCTACGTCCCCGCAAGCGCGTGAAGACCTGATTTGTAAATTGTTCAACTGGGTAGGTCGCTGTCCGTGTGATAGTGCTGCCGTTACTGTATCCTGCAGGTGCGCCAGTGAAATCTGCACCGGGGAAGTTAGACATTTGCACGGTCATATACGCGGTGGGGATATCTGACGTAGAGTTACGGAATGTAAGGTCAGGAATGACGCGCCAGATGAAGGCAAACGAGTCACCATCCCCAAGGTCTTGCCCAGAAGATTCGATATATGCGCCAATAGCGGATACAGGGTCTGTGCTGCCGTCGTCAAAGCCCTGCTCGTGCAGGTAGACATAGTTATCTGTGCCAACGGCAATTGGGAAAATGCCTAGGTTCTTGTGCGTCCAAGCAGTGCGGGTCAATGAGCCGTAATACCAGATACGCTGCTGGTAGTTGTAAACGACATAGGAATCGTTGTCAGTCACGCCCTCGGTATTGCTCTGATAGAACCACCAGACTTCCCCGTAGTTGATATTCGCCCCAGCGGTAACTTTTTGCGTCTGCGTAGGGTCAATACGAGAGAAGATGTAGTCTTTCACATCGCACGGTACCTGCGAAACAATACCGTTGTAGATGTAGAAGTCGCCTTCACCCATCCAGTATACCGAGTCGTCCACTGCAATAGCCGCGTTAGGTCCGGAGATAGAGATGTTGTCGGAGACCATCGTCAGGCCAAAAGTAAACGGAGGCCCTAGGTACTGCATGGCGTGCACGGAAGTATCCGTGATGACGATAATCTGCTGTTTAGTTTCTACCGCAGTGACGATAAGCGAACCGGAACCGATACGGATAGACCCTGCGTCTGTAGTAGCCAGTGTACGCCACTCAGTAATACTTTCCGCCGCGCTAAAGCGGATCAGCAACGGGTCTTGCGTTCCAAGGGTGAACTCGTCGTCGCACCCGAAAGCAATGATGTGGCGGTCGTTGTCGCTGACTAGAACCTGTTTAGCGATAGTCGGGGCTTTGCCGACAGCGCCTGTAGGTGAGTAAGGAGCGATAAGTGCCGATATTGCCGTGCCGCGGGCATAACCCCCGCTCTTATCCCAGTAGTAGATACCCCCATCGCGCACGTTGAATAGCAAGTTCTGGCCGTAGTTATCGTGGCTCCAGAGACGAAGCGAAGCCCCCGTGATCGAAGAGCTAGCCGCAGCGCCCCAGCCTGTGGCCGCAAAACCTCCAGTTGCTGTACCACTCCAAGTACCTGCGCCCCAGCCAGCGCCGATTAGAGATGTGCCTAGGCCCGTGTTAATCTGATACACGCCGACCGTCGACGCCCCACCAGTCGTAGTATCTCCTGCACTGCAGAATACTGCATAGGCAGAACTTACCCCTGTTGAGGTTGTTGCAGCCGCGATACTTATACCCGCAGTGCGGGCTTCTACCATGTAGACGCTAGCTGAAATGGTATCGGTGATCTGGTATTCTTGGTTTAGCACTGCGGCAGTCATGTTACCGCCGAGGCTCGCTGCACCAGAAAAAGTCACAAAGTCATTCTGCACAGCGCCGTGACCTGTGTTTGTCACGGTGAGGGTGGCGCAAAAAACTGTAGTGCCGTTTGTGTGAGTAGTGGCAATTGTACCGTTGACGCCCCGTACAAGGCCCGTAAGCGTGTTGCCGCTTTTACCTGTATACCGAATCTGCTCAGAGTCGATGAGGATAAGCCCCCCAACTGCAGGTGTACTTGTACCCAAGGGAAACGTAGCGCCAGATGTAAGCGTAAGTGAAGTTGCACTAGGGCTGGTGATTGCAGCGGCTAGTGTAGTCCTTGCGACAGCAAAAGTTACCGCCCCTGCAGTGGTAGTGGCCCGGATAGGTGTAAGGTCGTTGTATGTACCGTTGCCGTATACATAGTATTTCTGAGAAGTACCGAGCCCAATGTACTCACTGTTATCAAGCGCCACCCACGGATGGATGGCGCGGCAGCTCCCCAGTAGGGCCGCAGTGTTTTTCTTAGCCCAACCACCAATTTTCTCTGGGTAGCCCATACGAAAACGGACCTTGTCCGAGTCCCACCAACCACCTTCATTTGCGTAAGCAGTGGTTTCGCGGTTAAGTCCCGGCTGGAACTGAAGCTTCATTAACGGCATAGCAGCCTCCTGTTGCCGGGATTATAACTTACGCCAAGAGTTTAGCCAATGTCTTTGGTCCGACTATACCATCAGCGGCAAGGCCATTGGCAGCTTGCCACTTTTTTACAGCAGCCTCAGTGCCGGGGCCGAATACACCGTCATCCTCAAGGCCAAGTTCAGCTTGCATCCGCTTGACTGCTTCGCCCGTAGAACCCTTCTTCAAGACGCCGGGGATGGCCGCAGCGTTAGTAATCGGTGCAGGAGTAGCGCCACCAAGAACGGCCAGAGCGGACTCATAGTGCTTGCGGCGATCTTCAAGGCCGATTGTCCCACCATTGACCAGCTTGGTCATCTTGACGATGTCATTGGCATCACACGCAGCGTTGATGTTGCGAGAGTTCCAATACCAGCAAGCCGATTCCAACGCGCCTTTTTTGGTGGTCACATAGTCGATCACTTGTTCCGGCGACATGCCAACGCTTTTTCCAAACGCAGTATAGTTGTCGCGCCCGGTCAATTGGATTACGCCGCGCCCACGAAAGCGGTAGCCATCGCCTTCTTGCACGTTGCCCATACGGCCCCCGTAGATGATATTGGCGGTCTTTTCAGGCTGCTTAGCGTAGTCTGCAGCGTTGCGCCCAGCCTTTGAGAAGTATTTGGAGAACAACTTTTCCAAGGTCTCTGCGCGGTAGTTGAGGTTCTCCGACAAGGCCGTGAAGTTCATGGACTCGTGACCACACTGGGCAAAGAAGCCAGCAATGCGGTTGGGGGTATTGATCTCATACTTGGGCAAGATCTCCATAGCAGCATCTGCCCATGCCGCTGCATCTGCGTTGCCATGCAGGATGTGAATGACGTGGTCTTTGGTCAGGGTCATTTCTTTTTCTTCTCCACGCCTTTTGCTACCGCGCCAAGCAGGTCGCCTACGTTACCCGTGACTGCAACTTTGATGGCATTCTCCACTGGGTCAGGCAGATCGACTTTGTCCAGCACAGCATCAGCCATCTTCTCTTTCAGCTTACGCCCCATCAGAGCGCCGACAAGTTTACCAATCATTCTGCCTTCTCCTCGTCCTGCTGGACTTTGCTGTTGCTGGCCGCAAGGACACCGCCGAGCGCACCCACGATGAATGACGCGATGGGCGTCAATAGCTCAAAGAACTTGCGATCATTTTCGCTGGATGCGCCCATGGGCTGGGTCACGAATACCAAGCTGTACAAGATTACAAAGATAGTACCGCCAAGGATGACGGTCAGAGCCACGCCAATGAAATAGCGAAGCTTGGCTTCCATAACTGCTGCGTCTTCCTTAGCCATTTACATCTCCTATCAAGTCTTCAGGGCATTCCTTTGCAGCGGTGCAAAGGGGCGGTTGGCATTCGGACAAAGTCCAGTTGCTTGGGTTCTGGCACGGGTAACGATAGAATCCGTTCGCGGAAAAATAGAAAACTGCACCGATAGCAGCGACGAAGACCAGCCAAAGTAGTTTTTCTTTCATTTCGTCGTCCTCTATTGGGCGAGCGGGTTGTCTAAGGCCCGCTGCAGTTTGTTCGTTAGCCTGTCCTCCAGCTCCTTCATGTCCTGATCTTGTGACATACGAAGTTGGTCACGCCTTGTCTCGAACCGCGTCTCAGCATCGTCGATTAAAGCTCTTACTTTTTCTTCGTTATTTCGTACAGCATCTTCTGCTCTATCGACTTGTTTTTCAAGCCTGATGATGTCGTCCTTCAAGCCGTTCTTGATGTCACGGGCGTAGTCGAGTGCCTCCTGCACCTTGGTGTCCATGACCTCCATCTGCTGTTGGTAGGCCCCAAGGTCCATAGATGCGACCTCTTCGACCTTTTGGTACATGACAAACCCGCCGTATAACGTACCGCAGATAGTGGATAGAAATGCGATAGCGGCACCAATGGTTGTTGGTGTCATCCGAAGGCCGAGGATGGTGAAAGCCTTATCTTTTAGGCCCTCAACCTCTTCAAGCACTTCCCCAAGATCACGGCTTTCTGTCATGGTTCGAAATTCATCTGCTCGTCTTGCAGTGCTTTCATTGCGTCAAGTTCCGCTTGGAGTTGCTGTATCTCTAGTCGGCGCTGCTGCAGTTCCAGCAGGTAGAGCTGATTGCAGTCAATCCGCGACTTAGGTGCATTAAGAGGGATGACAATCCTTGCAAATATCCCGATGTCTTTTGTCTGTGGTGCAAGCTCCGCACCGCCAAGATTGTTGACGCCACCCATCACACCGATTTCTAGGTTTGTGGAGCCGCCGATTGCCATGCTGCAATCTAAGTTATTGGCCCTGAAACTGTCGCTTTGATAGCTCATTGACGCAGTGGGGAGCTGTAGTGCCAGCGAAGTGCTGTCAGCCTGTGCCGCCCCGCCAACCAATACCAAGATAACAGCCAACCTCTTCATGCCTTTTCACCGTCCAAACGTGAGCAGATGCGAGACGATATGATAGTGTTGCTCTTTTCCCCCGCACGAAGCATGGATGTTGTGCATACGTAGACGACACGCTCTACGTCAGCTTCGCGGATATAAATTTCAAAGTCTTTCCGGCTCCCCGGAGGGACGTGCATTACGCGCTGCGCCGAGGCGAATTGGATAGGGTTCATGTTACCGTCCAAGACGCTAATGGAGTAGTACTCAACATCGTCACGGGCATTATACAATGACAAATCGGCTTGCATGATCTGCGGCACAGAAGACTGATGCAGGATGGGGTATGCGGGCGTCATGTCGTGTGCGCCCGCACCCGTTGCAAACAAGATCATTGCCACTGCTAGCTTCATTTTGCGATGCAGTCCGCTTGAATGACAGCGCGATACGTCCCAGCAGGAAACGCCTTGTTGTAGCCGTATTCCGCAGTTGAAGCGACTTTGAACCACGTTGTCCCAGCTACAGCCAAGTTAAACTCGGTCGTCGAGTCATACTCAACTTTCGTCGCATCGTATGTTGACATCTGTGGGTTTGACACACTCGATACGGATGCACCGCCTGTCCATTCGACAGTATCTGTCAAAGTGGGGCTTGTTGAAAACGCAGTAGGATGCGTGATACGCGCAACGTAGTACCCCGCCAAAGCAACATCATACCGGATAATCGGGGTGACACCGCCATCAGCGGGACTTGCGCTCAGTTTGTTTGCTGTGGGGTTACCATATACGCCCGTGCGATCCGTGCGGATGACGCACTTTGCTTGGACGTTTCCTTCAATTTGGACACCCTCGGCGGACGCCATATGGGGCAGTGCGGCCAGAATAACGACTGCTAAGTATTTCATCTTGACATCTCCTATTCGTATTGCAGGTCTATGATCTGCTCATACAGAACTTGCTGCGCTAGCCCGTTCCTTAACCCGCGCTGGTTTTCGGGGAGTTTTCCATCAACTAGCACGGTTGTATCTGCGTAAGAGCCACCATCAAGTTCGGCAGCATAGTAAGCGTTCATATCATCAGTATAACTCATTGAGGCGATAATAGCATCCTGAGAAACACCGTTGGCTAGTGCCAGCGCGTTTTTTGAAGCGGCTAACCCACGTTCAAGCCGGGCTTTACGCTCTTTGTCGTCGCTCTGCTCCTCTGTGGATTCCTTATCCTCTTGATATTCTTGGTCAGTTTTTTGACTTGCGATCTTGTATGCCTCGTCTTCCAAGGCATCGTATGTTTCCTGTTCGTCAAAAGTTACAGGAGTCACTGGGGGCACATAGCCATCGCAGGAAGGGTTTGACTGCGCATTAGCGCATTCGTCAACACGAAAGGAGTAGACCACAGAGGCGTCAGAGATTGTGCCTTCGCCTTCGACCTCAATTGATCCAAGTCCCCAATACTCGATTGGGATGTTAGCTACAGGGACGCCCTTTGTGATTGTGTTTCCGGCGATACCAGACCAATCATCTGTCTCGCGGAATATGTAGCCATCGCCCAAGGCGTTTTCATTCTGCACATGGACCAAGGCATCTGCGGCTGGGTCTTTGTCGATGGTGTATTGATAAAAAACACCGCTGATATCTAGCCCGGGTATGTCTGGAATCACATTAGCCATGACCCAAGAAAGGCCATCAGATGCCGCATTATCGGTTGCGCCGTAGGTGTACGGATCAGAGTGCGATAAGGAGGCCCAAGACACCAAGCAGAGCGCCAATACCCAATTTTGTTTTGTCATTAAGCCGCCCTTTCGCTGTGCCCTCGGCGCGATCAGGGTCAGCTTCCCACGCCGCTTTTGCCTCTTCGCCGATCATGCCGTCGTAAGGGCACGGTGTTCCTGCGTCTAACATCGACTGAAAGACGCGCTCATCTTGGCACATTGTGGACACCGCGGCGACTTTCATCCCCATATCGTAGAGCGCCTTGGCGTTCTTGAGGCGCTCACAGTTCATATCGCGGACAGTTTTGCCAGCAGACAGGCCAAGAATTTGTGTTTGCACAGCCCCCGATACACCAACAGTGCAAAGGTCATTGCCGTTGCCCGCAGAGAATTGGGGGGACACAGCCGTAGGCGGGGGAGAGATTACCGTGGTAATCATCTCACCATTGGTGGTGACCGAGCCGTCCGACCCTGACCAAGTGCAGATATAACCTTCGGGGCAGTCTATCGGTGTAGTCTGTGCGTTGGCGATGACGATAGATAACAGGAACCCTAAGACAAGGATCATGGCCACGATGATCTGGTCTCTGTTAAGCATTCCTAGTTCCTACCTTAGCACTATAGCGCCCATGTACATAGTTCCTGACCCCATGGCACACGTGAGTGTATACGCCCCGGCGGATGAATTTTGGAGATACGCAGATGATGCACCGCGGGATGGGCCAAGTGAGGTGTTGTTCACCGTGCGGATCATGGGCGAAGTCCATGTGAAGGAGTTGTTGTCGTTACTTGCGTATAGGTTTGCAATAATAGCGCTGCCTTCTTCCATAATCACGACACCCCCTGAGGGAGTTCCAGAAGCATCTTGGGTTCCCGAACGCGGCACAAGGTCGTTTAGCCCGATGATTGTGTACCACATACAGACAGTGCCGTTAGCGATAGAGGCAGACACGGATGTTCCAGTCGGAACTCGCGCAATAGCAAACTGGGTGTAGCTTGTGCCGCTAGAAAGCACAGTGCCGTTTGACTGGGGATGCCAAACAGTCTGAGATACGCCGCCGATGGAGATCGTGTTTGTACCGAGGCCACCGCTAGATGCAGCGAGAACTACAACGCGGTTAGGATTGTCAGCTCCTAAGTCAGTTAGGGTTGTTGGCCGTCCAAAGTAGTCATTACCAAACGCTACTGTTGGTGCGGTAGAGATAGGGTTGCTCATAGGCATTAGAGGGAGGCTCATTGCAGGGCCACCACGTTTCCAAGAGTAAACCCATTGAGTTTTGTAATGTACAAGAGGAAGTCATTACTTGCTGTAGTAGTTAGTGCGGAGCCTGTGGTTTTAGAAAACCCGGTAAGGGTAATCGTGCCAGCAAGGGTTGCAGCATTTGTGATCTGGATAATCATCGTGTAGTCACCAGCCGCTGTGGGGGCCGCAATCGAGAAGGTTCCTTGGTTAATGATACGTTTCATGTTTCCTCCGATAGGGGTCGGAGAGTACGTACCTGTAGTCTTTGTACCATCGTCAGCAGCAGTAGCTGTGATGCTTGCGCCCGCAGCGAGGTAGCTAGCTCCGGAGATGGCCTGCGGGATGGTATAGCTAATCAGAGACTGCGAAATACGCATCCGCTCCGTAGCGCCGGACCCAGCGTTTGCGGCGGGGTTATCGCGAGTACCGAATACTAGATCAATATCGGGGGTTGTACTTGTGTAGACTGCGGATACGAAAGCACCAACACCTGCACCGGGCGCATCGGTATCGTTGGTGTAGAACTCAAGCGTGCCCGCGGGTTGCCCTGCTTGCACTGCGGTGTCAGTGTCTGTGATGCGAATACGGTTTGAGGAAGCGGCGATAGTAGATACGGTAATTGGACTGCCCGAGGTACCAGCGGCTTGCGAAACGCTCACGCGGTATGTGCCTACGCCACCAGTACCCGTGATAAACGCCGTAATGTAGGTGTTTGGGTCTATGGTAGCTGCAAAGACATACTGTCCAACAGCAAGAGTGCCGGAAGTTACCCCAGTTACGTTAAGAACAGTGCCAGCAGTTCCCGAGGTGGTGCCGTCGTAGATATACCCCGTGTAGGCACCGATTGGCGAAGTACTCCCAGAAACTTCAATAGCGGTATCTGGAGATGTGGTGCCAATGCCGAGGTTGTAGTCCACTGCAAGCTGCATAGCAGTCGATCCAAGAACAAGGCGGTCGGTAAGCGTGCCCGCCTTCATAGCTTGGAAATAGACGCTCGCATCTTCAGTGGCAGTTGTCGCATCTTCGATGCGTGACCCAATTTGAGCATAATCTTTATCAACTGCGAGGCTATTTTTACCCCTAAATACCACGGCTCCGAGAACATCTGCGGCGGCAGGAGACGCGCTATTACGGTAGAGGACAACTTCTGGCGCGGATGCAGCGCCAGCATCCGAATTTTCTACGATAACTGCTTCAGCTACGGTAGTAACGAGATGGAGCGGGGCTGCTGGTGCAGCCGTACCTAGCCCCATGTACCCCCCGCTCGTAAGGCGGGCGACTTCAACAGCACCAACACCACCCGCAGTATCGTTACGGGTACCAAAAACAATCGCCGTGTCTGGGGTAGCAGTTTCGGAAATGGCGGTGACAAATGCGCCAACACCTGCGCCGGGAGTGGAGGCGTCTGAAGTGTAGAACTCTACCGTACCAAGCGGCTGGCCCGCCACTACAGTGGTATCGGAATCGGTGAAGCGGATACGGTTGCTGGTCGCAGCAATCGCGTACATTGTGATTGGCGAACCTACGGTGGCGACAGTCTGTGAAGCGCTAACCGTATATGTCCCCGCGCCGCCTGACCCAGTGGTAATGTACGTATTTGCAGATACGCCTGCGCCGAAGATGTATTGCCCAGTTGCCAGAGTGCCAGATGCTACCCCCGACACAGTCATCGTGGTGCCAGAGATATACGCGGTAAACTGAGCTACGGGCGTATCGTCAGCCTTGAGCTCTAGGCTGGCAGTTGGTGCAGCAGAGCCGATACCCACGGTGCTCGTGAAGTTTGTAATACCGTTAAACGTAGCAGCGCCCGCGACAGTTCCGCCATTGATTGTGGACAGGTAGTTAAACGCGGTGCTTACGTCAAAGGCGTTGTTTGCGCCGTCTAGGTATACGATAGCGGTGGCGCTTGGGTAGATCAGGGCCTTTGTAGCCCCCGTACCTTGGATAATATTGATATAGGCCGAAGTCGTGTTGCGGAAAAAGTACAGCTTTTGTGCCGTTGAGGGCGTCACAGTAAGCGCAAATGGTGAAACTAATGTCCCTGTTGGGGTACCTGTAAGGACAAAAGTCCGGTTCTGCCCAACTGAAAGCACATTGTTGGTCGTCACGATGGTGGTGCTATCGGAAGAGCCCGTCAGCGATACCGAAGTAACCCCGGATAAGGCGCGGTCAATAATGTCGAAGTCGGTGTTTGCAGTGGTACCCCAAGTACCCGCTTGCTCCCCAAGCCCCGGTTTTTCAATCCCGGTATTCGTAGTAGATGTGCTAGCCATGGTACACCACCTTATGTCACAACTGGGGTCCAGATAGGGTTCTGGGTAGGAGTTACTGCACTATACCCTGAAGATTGTATCGGTGCAATCGGACTGTAATCGGGGGCTTGATCTGGAGAAACGCTCGTCCAAAGGAACTCTGTGACAGAACCGACTTGGCCTATTGCGGACACGCCAACTGGATAAACTATAGCCTTTGCTACAGTGCTGACAGTTCCTACCTGCCCAGTTGCAAACAGGCCAACTACATAAACATTTGCTGTTGCAACTGTGGTTACGGAACCAACAAACCCCGTGGCTGCAACACCAGTGACAGGCACATTTAGGTTCAAGTATACAGTGGCAGTCCCAATTTGACCTGCTGCCGCAACACCAGTAACGGGGACGTTAAGGTTAAGATAGACAGTGACAGCCCCGACCTGACCTGTGGCTGAAACCCCTGTAACATATGTCGGGACGTTGACATTTACTGTGCCAACATTGCCTGTGGCAGTGACTCCTGTAACAAGAACACGTTGTTGAAGATATGCACTTGCAGTGCCGACTTGACCCGTAGCCGTCACACCAGTGACAGGGACGACTGCCTTTCCAGTGACGGTTACAGAGCCAACATTGCCAGTGGCGGACACACCAGTGACAGGGACGGATACTGGAATGTTTGTTACATATCTGATGATGACAACGCCATCACCGCCCTTTCCGACATTCCTACCAAGTCTTGTGGCACCAGAACCACCACCTAGTCCGTCAGTCCCTGCTGTGGTAGTTCCGCTATTTGAACCTGCCGTTCCGCCGCCGGTACCTGCCGCTCCAGCAGGGGGTACGCTAAGTGTTCCGCCTCCAGATCCGCCTCCGCCACCGCCATAAATTGTCGCAGTAGCCGATGCAAATGTTAGAGATACGCCATTGCCACCTTTACCAGCCCCACCAGAAGTACCAGCCGACCCAGCAATAGACGCACCGCCTCCGCCCCCAGCGGCGTTACCGCCAATTACGGAGAAATATCCAGCACCACCAGCAAATCCCTGACCCGCTGTCCCAGCACCAGCGCTACCACTAGAGCCAGAACCACCGCCGGAACCCCCAGCCGCGCCATTGCCACCACCACCGCCGCCGCCGCCAACGGCTGATAAGCCGTTAAATGTGGATGCTACACCGCTGTTTGCTGACCCGGATCCGGGAGCAGCGCCACCTCCACCAACAACGATAGGGTACGTTGCCGCAGTAAGGGAAATTGGTGACCCAATGTTTCTTCGGACGCCACCAGCACCGCCGCCTCCACAGCCTGTACTCGTTGCTGCTGTTGATCTAAAACCAGTACCACCACCACCAACAAGCAAGTACTCAATGTCGCTGCCACCCGTGGTGACTACAAGGTTCCCAGAGGTGGTGAAGGTGTGGATGGTATATAGGGTTCCGCCAATCGTGGCAGATGTGATTATGCCGCCCGTTGCTTGAGTCATAGCGGAGACCCCGCAGCAACAATCTGAACCCAGCTAGGGTTCTGGCTTGGAGTCAGTGAGCTATATGCAGCAGAAGGCCCTTCCAGAACCTGCACAAACTGAGGGTCTTGGGTTGGGGTCAGGCTTGCGTAGCTTGGGCTTTGAGATATCGGTATGCCCGTATAATACGGGCTTTGCACAGGTGTTATATCTCCATAGATGGGGGCTTGGTCTGGAACGATACTTGTCCAGATCTTGAACGTCACGGAGCCAACGTAGCCTGTTGCAGATACTCCAATGACATATGCGTTTGCGCCAGCAGTGGTTGTGACAGTACCGACAGCGCCTGTAGCAGTCACACCTACGGGGTATACGTTTGCACCTGCTGTGGTGGTGACGGCGTTAACTATGCCACTTGCCTGTACCCCTGTCGGGTACACGTTGGCCTTGCCAACAGTAGTGACGGCTCCGACCTGCCCTGTAGCCTCAACGCCTATTACGGGAGCATTGGCTCCAGCAGTGACAGTAACAGACCCTGAAGAGCCTGTAGCGGATACACCAGTGACGGAGACAACTGCCTTAGCAACAACCGTGACGGTTCCTACGGAACCTGTGGCAGATAGTCCAGTGACCGACACATACGTTGTCGGTATGCCTATAGATGCTGTCGGCGCTGAAGCGGTAGGGAAGAACCCAAGCATAGCACAAGTCCTCCTACGTTAAATTGTGGCTATGGAGATATAGGCCACACAACATCATTGGGGAAGCCAGACTGTTGTGGAACATCTAGCAAGGCGCGACGATATGCAGCCCACTCTGCTTGCTTTTCGGCTGTCAGATCAGCCCAGCGCAAGGGGTTGGAGACAATGGGATCGACCACATTGGCAAGAAGGGTGTCACGGGTTAAACGAACCACTCCAGCTTGCTCTGCGTCAAGCTCTGCCTGTGTGGGCGGAATATAGGCAACGGTAACGGGGTCAGAGGCCATTGCATCATACAATGCAACAACATCAAACGCCGCGCCAGTGTCGGTTGGATCACAAGTGAATGGTATCCACCCGTGGGCGGGATGTTCTATCTCGCAGTCAATGCGGTTGTTGTTGATATGCTTTGCGTTGCGGTAGTTCATCACGAAATCCTCAACCAAAGTGTTGCGTTGTTGGTGATAGCTCCAGAAGTGGTTGTCCGTGTTCCCATGCATTGCCAAGTTCCGGCTGGAGCCGCGCCGTTTCCAGAAGTGCGGGCAGTAGCTGGAGCGCCATCACTTGTCTGTGCGCCCGTTGGCAACAGTGAACTTCCAGCAATTGTAGCATTGAGAGCATATGTTGTTGAGTTATTGGTGTTTGCCCATAGATAGGTTCCAACGCCTCCACCAGATTGACCCGCTATTGCCGTGCCAACATCACTCCACGAAGGCGCTGCACCTGAGCCGCCAGAGGTCATCACTTGACCAGATGTGCCATAGGTAGCGCCGCCAATGCCAAGTTGGCCCGCAGAGCCAACAACAAAACGTACAGTGTTGTTTGTCTGAAGATAGATAAATGAGTTATCAAAAGCGTTAAGGATAAGTCCACCTGTGCCGCGATGACTTATCTCACTGTTGGCATTAGCCCCCGTGTTGTTGCGGATGATGCGTAGACCCCAGTCTGTGTAGGTAGCGTCACCAACAAAGTCTATGTATGCGTTTCCGTTTCCAGTTCTTCCATTGCCAATCTGAACAGCACGGCCTTCCGTAGTGGCTGCTGGTAGGTAGATATCGCCGCCTATGGTATAAGCAATATTTGTAGTGCCTGACCCAGCCGAGATGTTGCCCCCCGTACCGATGTTCATACGTTCAGTGCCAGACGTGCTAATGCTTACAGTATCTAATGCAATTGACCCAATCCCAGTGTAGGTGGCAGCGGCAGTTTCGGTTGCCAAAAAGCGAATGCCGCCATATAGGCCTACCTTTGGAAGACTTGCTGGAACAGTGCCTCCAATTCCCACGTTGCCGTTAATATCAACGCGCATACGCTCAGTGCCAGCCGTAGACACAGCCACGGTATCCGCAGCGGGGAAAAGTATTCCTGTGTTGGTATCACCCGTGTTGGTGATCGAAGGTAGGGCGGCTGTGCCGTCTGCGAAGGATGCCTGACCAGTGAAGCTGGGAGATGCTAGGTCAGCCTTGGTGGCATACAGGTCATCAATGGTCTGTGAGATCACAGACACATACACCACAGCGTTGCCAGACAGCACCAAGAGGCTTCCTGTGCTGGATGATAGGAGAGAGCGAGATAGGGTCGTGCCGGAGCTTGTATAGACCCCGTTGCCTATCTCCCAAGCTGTGCCGTCCTCAATGACGTATGTGACTATGTCAGCGTTGACTACGCCTGATGCTGCAAAGGACTGAAACCCAGACAGTGCCGTGACAAGTGTGAGAGTCCCCGTACCAGTGGTGGATGTGGTCATCTTCGCTCTGTTGACGAACTTGACCATTCTTACACTACACTTTCATCTACTGGAGGCGGCACAAAGCCGCCATCTTGGGTCCATGTGTACCCTATGGCTGGGTACTGATCCATGTCAGGAACCTCTACCCAGTTCTCTGGGAAGAAGGTTGGGTTCTCTGCGATGTACTCAGGCTCTGCCCTGATGACAGCCTCTACGATGCCATCGACTACTTTTGCGAAGTATCCAGTGGACATAGTGGCATCACCTTATGCAATCCGAATGATGGCGTTGGTTGCATCAGCGGTCGGGAACACGATGGTGAAGTCACCAGCGGTCGAGGTCTTGTCAGCACCGAAGTCCAAGATCACAACGCAGGGGTTGGTCAAGCCAGCCGACGAAGTCGTATTGGGAGTGGTGTTGTAGATCATAGCGCCACGGGCAGTGATGGTTGCCGTGGTGAAGGTCTCATCAGCAAAGTCTGTGAATGCCGTGGTCCCTGAGTTTGTTGCGGTGATGTTGGTCAAAGTACCACCACCAGCGGCATAGGAGCCTGAAGCAGCCACTTCGTTGGTCGCCGTGTATGCAGTGGTGGCAGCGGTGAAGGATGCAGAGTTTGTGTACAGTGCAAGCTTGAATACGTCACCAGTGGTGAGAGTGAAGTCGTGACAACCTTTCAAGAGTTCTGTCTTGAAAGACGTAGCCATGAAGTTTCCAGTGAAAGCCATGTCAGATCCTCCTGATCAGTTCAGCAAGGTCAGGGTGACCCGCATCTTTAAGCGCATTATACACAGTTGTGCGATCACTGGCGATAGCCTCGTGCATATAGAGCGCGACGACCTTTTCGATGTGATCTTTGAACGCCAGTGCCTGTTCACGGATAGCCATTGGCGCACTGTCAGCCACATACATCAGGCGATCAGCACAGCGCTTTGCAATCTCTTCCGGCGTGAATCCACGACCAGACGTTGTATGCACCTGCACAAGTGGGATATCCCTTGGGATATCCATAACTCCAGCGTTCATGTGTTCGTCCTTATTTGCCCATCGCGATAATCATCACGCTTACTACGTACATCAATGAGGCCAAGGTTGGCTAGTGCGCCCTGATAACGCTCAGTGTACTTAGCTGCGAGGTCGTTGTCGCCCTTCATAAAGGTATAAGCCTCAATCAAGCAACCGTACAGGAGCACAGTCTCGGCGTTTTCACCAAGCCACGATGTTCCAGTATCCACGATAGAGGCAGGGTCGTAGTAGTAATGCAGCTCTACTTGATACGCGGCATCTGGGGTCGGGCCCAGAATGAAGTTACCATAGCTTGTGGATGCGATATCCCCGTCGAACTGAGCGTAGTACTTTGGCACCCCAGTCACTGACGGTGACGGGTATGCTTCACGCATGAAGTTCACATCTTTGTCGATGAGGTATTGATACTCCCCCGTGCCGTCAATCACGGCAAGAGAGAAGACGGAGAGGAAATCGGAAGGACGAGCGAGGTATTTATTCCCGCTCGTCAAAGCGCCTGTGACGTTCTTACGGAGTTCCGGGATCATCACGGAGCGATAAATACGTTCCTCAGTCTGGCGAATAAACGTAGGAATATTGCTCACGAAAGTGGTTTCCGTGTTTTCCGTGTAGTCCTGTATCGCTTGGCTGAGTTGCGTGTAGTCCATGGCTTAGTATTCCTTCGCCCCGGTTTTACCGCGGGTAGCACAACCAGCACCGCGAACAGTGCCGCCCATAGACTTCTTAACAGCGCCGCCCTTTTTCATCATGCCGCTGGTACGCAACATAGGAGGAGGCGCACCGGGGCCACCGGGGGAACGCAACATAGGAGGAGGGGGCATATTGCCGCGGTCCCGCCCGGGGCCCGACTTACCGGGGCCAATTGTACGATCGCCGCTGGGGTCTTTAAACCTAAAAGCAATGTCACCGCCCAACTGTTTAGCCCCACCGCCACCGGGAGGAGGAGGAGGCATCATACCGCCGTAGTTCATCTTCTTGACAGCGCCACCCTTAGCCATTTTCTCGGGAGCATCGTGCTTCTTGTCAGCAGCCGATTTTTCCCACATTTTCATAGGCATACCGCGCTTCTTGGCCATGGCCTTGTCTTCGCGCATATCCTTAGCAGAGCCTTCTTTCATTTTCATAGCCATGACGGCCTCCTTAAGTTGTGGTTACAGTTACAGTTCCAACAGATCCTACAGCATATTGCAGCGGATTCCACACCGGATTCCATCCCCAGATAGCGTTTGCTGCGGCCTCTGCAGTGTCAGGACGCGGGTCTTTCAGCGCCTGCGGGTCATTGATCTTGAGACGCCCGATATACAACTGCGGATGATCAGGATCGACAACATCTTTACCGACACGAAACCCAGTGCGCCGTCCAAGCTTTATTTCCCAGACAAGTTCGCTCAGAGGGTAACGAAACCCAGTGAGGTCGCAGAATCCAAAAGCTTTACTGCCACGGGCGTATGCGGGCATTTCAGTTACCTAGCATCATGGAGTTGAAAGGAACAAACATAACCGAAGAACGGTCACGATCTTCATCAGCAGCGAGCTCAAACTGTTCATCGTAGATGGCCTTGAGCTGCGGCACCAAGGGTTGAGACTTGGGTTTTTTCATGGCGATATAGTACGCCAACCCTGCCACGAGGGCAGGCACGAAGCGCGGTGGCACCGTGGTCATATCACCACCAATACCCGAGGCCAGACCATCAATACCCTTGAGGCGGTAGTACGCAACCGTGTACGTCTGCGTATTATCTGGGACGGGCCACAGAGTGAACTTGGTCTCGGTAGCGAGGCGCTGCACGAAGATCTGTGTGGGACGGCCCGTGATCAGCTTGTTAGTCTGCTGCGAATAGGTGGAAACGCTGATGCGCTCTAGGTAGGTATCTACCTGAGAAGTCCCACTCCCTGTACGCAGTTGGTGCTCAATCAGATCAATCGTGCCCGTAGGTAAGATGTACGTGGCGGTTCCCGCGGTCAGAACCTGCGTGCCTGACTCAATCGTAAACAAGTTTAAGCCCCGGTTCTGCCACTCTAGGGTGAGCAGGTTAAGGCTACGGCGGGCCGTTTTCAGGTCGTAACCCGACTGCATTTCAATACCAGCGCGTTCGTAAGCTTCCTCAAAAAGCTCTGGCAGATCAGGTACGATAACAGCCATGGTAGCCTCACTTCATCTTCTTAAGGGTCTCGGCAAGGCGAGCGCGTTGGCCCAACTTACCCGGTTTCTTAGCCGCAGCAGCAAGCTTTTTTGCTGGGATGGGTTCACCCGGCTTAGCTTTCAACGCGGAGCGTAGGGCCCCGGGCTTTTTGATAGCGCCTGCGATCCAGTTCTTTGCCATCAGTACACCTTTGCGCCAGATTTACCGCGAGTAGCGCAGCCGCAGCCGCGCACAGAACCGCCTTTTTTCATTGTCCGCACAGGGCCGTTCATGCTGGGCATAGGGGGCGTACCCTGAGAATAAGTCGCGGGATTGAGTGGCGTAATACGCGAAGGGGCGTTCGTAGCCATCTTCATACCCCCTGCTTGCGCCTGTTCAGCAATATCGCGCCCACGCTGGTTCATCGTATCCGTGGGAGTAGGAGTACCACCTGTCGCCATTTTCTTAGCCTTTTGGCGATTGCCAAAGAGCTCTTTCATCATGCTGCCGCGACCGATTGCCATCTTACTCTCCTAGCATTTCCACGCCCGAAGGCTCTTATTGATACGGCTATTGGGGTCGTTAGCCGTCTTCGCACTGGTAAGCTTCTTCTTCATACCTGTCATCCGGGCGCAAAAAGAGTCCCTACGCGACCCACCTTCAGGCTGCGGAGCCTTCAGCCCCGGCTTACCGGGATTGGCCTTGTTGTAGGATGCGCGACCCTTGGCATTGAGACCACCAGAGGGGCTTTTT